ATTGCCTCTTGTTCCTCGTTTAGTTTGTCAATAGCCAAGCATAGTGCTTGTCCTATGATGAACTGTCCACGCATACCCCGTGCAAACTCTGCTGCTTCTTCTGACATATCATCCCCTTTCTAAGACCGCTCTAACCCTGTTCCAATACTTCTTGGTCTGATCCTTGTAATGACCAAGTGGACCACCATTCCATATCCTCGCCTTATCCTGATCGGTAGGCTCCCGTCCTAGTCTCTCGTGAGTGGCATACCTGTCTTGGTACGCCCTGAATACTAGAACTGCGTAGTCTAGCCGATCACAATCAGACCACTCGCCTTCTAAGTTTGCGTCTATCCATGCTGAACGTGTGATCTGAAGGGGTCCACGTTCCTCGTGTTTGCCCCATATAGTTCCTTCACGTGAGCCTGTTTCGACCTGCCAGATCGCTGCTTCAAGGGGAGTGAGATTGCTAGTCTCCTCCCCATGAAGTGCGACCTTAGCACCGATTAGAATCGAACTAATGAACAGTGCTAAGTACACATATCTCATGCTTTCAAGCCCTCCCATGTACCTGAATCGGTATCAAACTCAACGCCTTTACGTGAGAGTTCTGCCCCAAGTTCTTTACAGGTCCAGCCTACGCTAGTCGCAGGATTCATACCCTCGATACCGAGGTGCTTCTTAGCACGATCACGAAAACCTTTCCGGTCATCCTTTGATGAACCGAACATGTCAGCAAAACTCGGCTGACTTTCTTGCTTAGTAGTCATATGACTACCCCCTTTCTATGGAGAAGGAACTGAATGGGCTGTCGCCCACCCAGTCCCCGGAGTAACACTGCAATGAGGAAGTGTTAGTTCTTTATGCCATGGCTCTGTATACCTCTTCCCCGTGCTTCTCTCCGACTAACTGATGGAGTAGTCCCATCACCCTGTCACACTGATCCCCACCCTCTCCCCACGATGTCTCTACTATCGTATCCAGTCCCAGTGCATCACGAACGTAGTCCTTAGTTTCCAATGCCCTTCCATGACTAGGATCACCGATACATGAGGATCTCTGTATCTGGAAGCAGTATCTCCTGAACAGACCGGGGACTCCTACACTCATGATCCGTTCAACATCGAGAGGTTCGTGTCCCCCCTTCATAGGCCACATGATTGCCACGTTGTAGTCATCCCAACAGGTTCCAGTGTGACCTCCATCTGGATCACCAGTAACTGGCGAACCATCTGGATCCTTAGTCCCATCATCCCAAGGGGGATGATCTTGGTGCTGGTTGGACAGCCCCCATATCTCCACTCCATATCCCAGTGCTGTCAGTCTCTCACATAAGCAGGCTGCCATTGCTGACATCCTGCCGAACGTCTCCTCACTGTTTCCCCATGAGACACAGACATTTATTCCGATTTTGATGATCGGATTCACACCGATGTTGGTAACGCTATCGAATACCGGGATCGGTCGGTCTGTGAACGTGGACTCTAGGTGACGTATGGGATGGACAAATCCACCACACCAGTCGTACTCATGCTTTCTTCGAGCGGACTGGCACTCTTCCATCGGCAACTCTAGTCCCATTCGAGCAGTGATTTCGGTGTTCAACTCGTGATAGATCTCACGGCACTTATCCGATGGAGCCTTTCCTTGTAAGAGAATCTCGTCGGTCCCCTTGCTTCCATGTGAACCGAACACCCATTCATCATCGTGATCTCGACCATACTTCACTCCGTAGTGAGTATCCTCATCGAAAGGACGCTCCGTTTCTGCTTGGCGCATGAGATCAGTAAGGGACGGGAACCTTATCTCATGTACTTTGTGCCACTGAACACCGCCATCGTCAGCCTTGTTCACCCATCGAACATCTGCTCTAAGGGCACCCGGCATCTCATGGATTCTCATATCGTTACTCATCGTCGATCACCTTTGCCCTTTCCTCGTCAGTCCAGTCTGCCATGCAAGCCTTCATGATTGAGTCATCACTCTTGCCGTCTCCATTGACACGACCTGCTTCGGTACAGCGATAGTGAACCGCTCTAGCAGCAGCAGCCACCGTCCTAGTGGATGGAATCCTGTGGGGGAGGTTCGCTTTAGCACACTTCTTCCGAAGTTTGTGAATCCTCTCCAGTAATCCCAGTGCATCCTGAAGGATACGGCGTTCTAGATTCTCGTCATACCCTACGAATATTCGGCATAGACCGGGGAAGCGATCCATCACAGCAGCATCCTGCTTCATACGACCTGTGTACTCCCCAGTGGGACCACACAGGGTATTCATAGCGATGATGGGGATGAAGTCCGGGTGCTGTGTAGCCATCGGCTTATCCCTCCTGAATGGCACGGGTCCATGGCCGTTACCGTCATAGAACGGGTTTAGTCCCACTGCTGCATTCGGTTCGAGGTTATCGAACTCATCGCTGAAGTGGATGCCCCCGTTTTCGTACATGTTCAGCATCTCATGCTCATTGAAGCCACCAGTTCGAGCGTCTGGAATGCCGAGGTAATCGAACACGGTAGTGCGGTTAGTGCAGGAGATCTCACTGAACGGCAGTCCAAGTGCCTTGGCAATCGAGGACACCATTCGAGACTTCCCAGTACCACGGGGACCATGGAGTAGGACTCGTTGCTGCTCCATGACAGTCTGTAGTACCGATGGGAACGCTTCATGCTGGTCATAAACGCCGTGCTTTTGCTGACGTTCAGGAACAGTGACCTCGATCTTCACTCGACAGTGATCGATAGCAACCTTCTCAGCAACGTCAGCAGCAGCCTCTTTAGCGACCCTTCTAACCTCGGTCCAGTCCACCTCAGCAGAGCCAACCAAGTCCTTGATCGTACTAATGAGGACATGATCCTCTCTGGTTGGTTCGTCTTTGAACCAGTAAGAGTCATGTGAGGGATCGATCCCCAGTTCCTCACATGCTGCTGACCATCCAGCCCAACCCGTTCCTGTCTCTTCGGGCCTGTTCTCCCATCGGGACATGTAAATCACCTTGGCGATTGCATCTCCTGAGATGGCAGCCTTACGAACCTCGTGTTTACGAGCAAAGTTCAGGCTATTCGGGAAATGCCCTTCACGGCACCTTGCGAGGTAGTCTTTGAAACCCCTCGCAGTCATGCCGTACGTATCCGTGTCCCATCTATCTGATGGTATCGGATCGAATGACATATAATCGTTATCTAACATTGCACTGACTCCTACTAAACGATGAAAAACAAATCAAAATCTGGCCTCTCTCCCCCTCCCCCCTCTCTCTTCATTCTGAAGAGAGAGAGGGGGGAGGGGGAGGTATCCGGCTTCCCCCTCTCACGTTCCTGTTCCTGTATATGTGAACTCCTGTACATGTGAACTGCTCCTGTACATGTGAACTGCTCCTGTAACTGCACCTGTACATGTGAACTTCACCTGCACCTGTGTATGTGAACTTCACCTGTACATGTGAAAGCCTCACGTGAGGGAGTCGCACCCTCACGTGAGAATGGAGAGTTATATCTCACGTGAGGAGATCATCCTCACATGAGAAAACTCACGTAAGAGAGAGTTATCTCTCACGTGAGGGAAGGGAGAAAAACTCCCTAGAGAGAGGGAAGTCCCTCTAGGGAGTGGGATTGATCAGACCATGGCAACCTCCCTTGGAACGAACGGGATTCCCTCCTGAAGGAGGAATCGTTCAGCCTCATCCCTCAGTATGGAGTAGTTGTAGTCCCCGTCTCCATTCAGATCGAAGAGGTTGACATCCTCTCCTTCCTGAACAAAACCGTGAGAGAAAGCGAAGAAGATGAACTTGATGTCATTCTTCACGAACTCTGTAACTGAAACAGGTTCCTTCACGTGAAGGACTGTCTCTGTACCGCTAACGGGAAGTCCTGAAACTGTGACTCTCTCAGTCATAGACTCATTGAATAAACTCATTGCTGTACTCCCTTTCAGAGTAGAACTAAAGACTAAAATGGAAAAACTCCCCCTCTCTCGGAGAGAGAGAGGGAGCGGATTCGATCTCTTCAGAAGAGATCAGACTTGGTTACAGATCCAACGAGAGGTCTTCACTCTCTTAGCATTGTGAAAGATCTTGTTGAAGATCATTCCAGACTGAGAGACTCTCTCTTCAATGGGAAGAGAAAGCCAGTTCTCAATGGCAAAGTGCTGAGCCTTTGAAGCCCAAACTCGGTTCTCTAGGGAGAACCGGACATTCACTTCCAAACCGGGAAGTTGAGAGGCTTTCAGGGGAGGAACTGGCCATCCAGACAGTTTCACCAGAGACCTTCCCTCTTCAGCAGGGAGACAGTGAAACTTGATCTCAGTTTCAGTAGGAACTGAAACTGGAGCCTCGTTCCCAGAACTCACAGAGTGAGTTCTGGAGAGTTCCATTTGGAGTTGGATCAGAGCCTTGGTACTGAGTCCTTGGAATGTAGCACCTCTCATTGAAGGATGGTCCTTCTTGATCCTAGAGATGATACTTTTTCTTGGACTGAGACGATTCTTTGTTGAAACTGTCATTGCAGAAATCTCCTAAATCGAAGAGGAAGAAATCCGAGCCGAGCCGAAACTTTTTCAGCCCGCTGCCCTTCTTTCTTCTCTCTTCTGTTCTCTTGAAGAGGGAAATCTCTCTCCCCTCACTTTGTTCGGGGAGAGATATTTCCCGTCGAACAGAAGAGAGAGAAAGAAGGGCAGTACTTGCCATCTAACTATCTCCTAGTACTAAAGACATATGGCGTCGGCCTCGAAAATCGGGGGGAGGAGGGAGGGGAGGAGAGGGGGAAGTACAGATAACTAAGAAGACCGGACATCTTTGATGCTTACTTATCTATTAGAACTTACTAAGTCTCTTCACGACAAACACTTAGAATCCATAGGATTATAAGTGTTTGTGAAACTCTGGTTTACCAGAGTTTCACGGCGCACGTTGGGTCACACAGTACAGAGTACTGTGTGACCCCGATCTGATTTCAAAGTACCACTTAGCATATCTCTTTGGAGATATGCTAAGTGAACCCAGCCACAACGTACCCCTTACTCTGTAAGGGGTACGTTGGTTTTCCAGAGCCGATCATCGCTTTACAGTACTAACAGGGTTAGTACTGTAAAGCGTACGCGTCTCAGGGGTCGGGTCACATCGTGACCCGACCCCTGACGGCGGGGTTGCTTTTTAGTTATAACCTGCCCCAAGCAAATCTAAATATTTTTGGTACACTCCAGACGATCACAGGAGGATCTCAAATGGATATACCTATCCCTAAAAAAGCGTGGCCTATTACTGATAAGTTCTTGGTGTACCCCGATCCACCCGACAAGGAAACAGAGGCGGGTATTATAATCACCGCAAGTTACCCCAAGTTCACTGGAACTGTAGTCAAGTTACCAGCAGATATTGAGGCGATTGATAGTCGTGGTTCATCGCACACTAAGTTCGATGCGAAGAAGAACGATATCGGCACGTTTGTTACTGTCGGTTCACGAATCCAATGGTCTAGTCAAACCGGATTCGCGGTTCCAGTTACCGTAGATGTAGATGGGGAAGACACTGACTATCTTCTATTCACCATTAGAGATGTGGATTTGATACTAGATGTTTGAATTGCCTTTTTTAACTATGATCGCAGATAAATGGAAACTTCCCTTCGATGAGGGAGAAGGTGATATATTAATAATAGAAGAAGAAGAAGAACCAGAGGACGAACCTGATGGTTAGGACAAACAAGGGTTCTATGTCGGTTAGTGAGCAAGAAGCCACTAAGCACGGTATGTCTCTGCCTTATATTCCCGGTGCTGAGAAGCCTAGTTGGATAGATCGTAAAGAAGACGTTTGGCTTGATAAAGACCATACGCAGATCAACCCCTCCTACTTGATTGAGGAGAGGGATAGGATCATCGATTTTTCTGACAAGCATTTTAATTACTATGGATTCCGCTGGCTCATGGAGGCGGATATGTTGAAGGGCATCGTAGAGCAGGCCAAGCACTTTGGTATTGACCTGACTACGTTTGCGCCCGAGACGCTTTCTTTGAAAGACATTCAGAATTTTGACCAGTTGATAGAAGCGGGCAGTGAGACTCTTGAGATTCTCATTAAGCGCATTGAAGATGGTCATGAGCGGGCTGTCCGCATGTTGGACGAAGCAAAAAAAAAGCGTTGGGTCGATACGCTCAAGAAAATATCGATGGTAAGGGAATTGTGCAGAGAAAAAGATCACCCAAGTCTCGACGCAAAAAGTCGGGAGGGTGAGGCTTGGCGCTACATGCATACGCTTAGGTTTGCGTTGTATGTAGGGCGAAGTGACATTACCGGCAAGTTGGACTTCATCCACTTACCAGATCACCTGATCCTTACGGATCTTGTGAAAGAGATCGCATACGAATATCGGGAAGACGCTGAGATTCAGGGTGTCATGATTGTCATCCCGCCTCGTCACGGAAAGTCATGGTTCATGATTTTCGATGAGTTGCTTGCTATCTGCATGAATCCAGATGAAATTGGGGCGATCATCCATAACTCAGAGGACATGGCTGCCAGTCGTCTGAAGGTTATTAAAGAACATTTCAACGATCAGTTGCCGCAGGGGAAGCGGCGGCGTGCTTTGTTCCCCGAGATTAAGATGGATTGGAATATCAATAATAGTCAGACGATGGTTCTTCAGAACCGGAATGTCATGGCGATGGAAGGGAACTGCAACTCGTACGGTTTGCACGGCAAGCGCCTCGGTGTCACGATTCACCGTCTTAGAGGTGATGACATCATTGACCAGAAAGAGTGCAGAGAATCGTCAACTAGACAGAGAACCAACGAAACCTTTACGAAGGTGTGGCTGTCTCGATTGACTTCGAAGAGAGCATTCTTCTTTATCATCGGTACTAGGTGGCATGACGATGACATCCTCGGAAAGATGCTCAGAATGCTTCGTGCCGGTCAGACCAATTTTGCATATGTCTCCATCCCTGCTGGCGGGCCAGAGGATGACTTCACTCCTATCTGGCCGGAGGTAGGATACGACACAAGATATCTTGAGCGGTGGTTCTATACCTTGGGGCCACAGGACTACTCCTGCATTTTCCAGAATGATCCTGACACTGCAACAGCACGTAAAATCACGAAGTTATGGTTCTATGACAAGCGGTGGGTAGAAAATCCAGACGATGCTCCGCAGCATGTAAGGAACTTCTTAGCACGTGGAACTTATGCCCTATCGGTTGATCCTGCCGGAACAGAGGCTAGGAGATCTAACAAGGCTGGAATGACTTATTGTGTGTATGGGCCTATGGAGGTGAAGTTGCCATCAGGCCTCATTGTTGAGCAACAAACTATGTGGTTCTTGCGCAACTGGGACTTGTCTGCCAGTCAATACACCATTACAAAGATAATCTCGGACTTCTATAATAGGCAAAGAAGGGCGGATGGAAGGCCAGAGGTGGATCGTATAGTCGTTGAAACCACCGGGGGTTTCCATGCGACTACTGAGATGCTCATCAATGATCGTGGTATTCCTGATAGCGTGGTCATTAAACGCGCTCCGGGTAAGGGAAATAAGATTGATCGGTTCCTCCAATACTCTGCGTTTATTGAGGGAGGCAAGGTCTATTTTCCGGGTACACCATCCAAGGGTATATCGGATGACGAGCAACTTGTTATGGACAACGATTGGTCTGAAGCGGCCAACCAGATGTTGCGAGCGGGTACTGTTAGTGATTTGAACCTGCTGGACTGTATATCCCAGCAGTTGGCAGATGTCGCCTATATCTTCATGGAAGATAATGTCCACGATCATCCCGAACTTCTTGCTAGGGAGAGGGCGCGTCAATCTTCTTATGGCGAGGTTAAGTTGGAGATGTACAAGAGGAAGATGGAGGGAGACAAGAGAAAGAAGGACCGAAGGAAGAATGGTTCATCTCTTGGTTATTTACGTCAAATTCAATCGAGGAGATTTGGGTAATGGGCATTACACTTGTAACGGTACTCGTAATGGGCGGGGTCGCTTTGGCAGCCATTGGGATCATGGTATTCCAGTGGAGTGTTGTTAATCGTTTGGAGGAGAAACTGATTTCCGTAGTAATGGACGTTCACGAGGAAAGCCGCTTCTATCACAATGCTGGCAGGTCAAGTGCCGAACATCAACTAAGCATTGAAAGATTGAATATAGAAAAGATCCAAGCAGAGGCCGAAAAAGCAAAGGCAGAAGCGGCTAGGATGACAGAAGAGAGATTGACAAAAGAAACATTTATAGGTACAGGCCCTCCTAAACACGGAAAACGTGGACACCGTAGAACTGTCGTAGAGGCCGCAGGCGGACCAAATGGCTAAATACTCATCAGCCAAAGAAATCTTAGAACGAGTCGATGATTTACGCGAAGAGCATCAGATGCTTCGCGCAGATCTCGCGGTTTATAGCGCGTTGGGCGTGTCATATGCCCATGGCAAGCAGTGGAAGGGTATGGATTCTTCCAACTTTGGGGATCTTATTATTGATGAATGGGAAGAGAACTACGACTTGCAGACTCGTGAGTTGCGCGTCGTAGACAATAAGGTTGGCCCCCTGCTCAGGCGGATGCAGGCCGATCTAAACCCCACAAAAATTGAGGCGAAGGTTTCAACACCTCGCCACTTGTGGGGTTTGAAGGAGAATCAACTAGCCAATACATGCGAGAAATTGTTATTGGGTATTGAAGAAGATGCCCAATTCACGAAGGCGGCGGCCCATGCTAGTTTCATGCGGTGTATTGAAGGTAGCCATTTGATGGTTATCGAGTTGTCACAGAAGAAAAAGTCTATCAGGAAGGAGGTGATCAAGAATAAGGACGGGTCGCCGGTTGAGGTAAACGATAGATGGCTTAGGTGGACAACGGCTCCACTTACTGACTTGGTTTGGGATCCCTCTAATATCCACCCAGATCTAACCCAGCACACTGTTCTGATGCTTGATCAGGTCAAAACGATCAAGCGCTTTGAGGAGATGTTTGGTCCCATTGAAAAATATGGGGTTAAAGAAGAAGATCTTCCGACCCTTGATGAGATTGCTCCGTATTACTCACAAGCCGCTGATATAACCGGAACATCTCTTCACATCGCCTATAACGCCTATCGCAAAGAGAAGGCGGTTAAGGTCATCACTCTCCTTGAGCGTGATCCAAGAGATCCCACCATTTGGCCTACTTGCTACTTCATTCTTGATACCTCTTCTAGAGAAACCAAGAGTCGTGGCAAGGTTTTGAATATGGATAATCCAAAGAGTCCCTTTGGGCACCATGGTCGCAACATATTCAAATTGGACTGCTTTAAGAGATCGGATTCTGTGTCGGGTGCAGGCGCGCCACATGTAATGATGACAACGCAGGATCTGATCAACATGCTGCGATCAATCCAGATGCAAGCGGTGTCAGCGCAGGTTCATGGGCAGTGGCTTGTAGATAAGCAGACTGTTGATCCAGATGAATTCATGAATAAACTGAACTCCGGTATAGGCTCGGTACTTCAGTACGACAGTCGTGGCCCGGAGAATCGGAAGCCACCGCAGTTGGTATCAATGGGGAATGTTGACAACAACCTTCTCCTTATTGCCAATGATCTATCCAACGGTCTTAGAGATCAGATCCACTTGAGTGGTGCGAACTTGGGTATCGGTAAGACTCACATGCCACAGCAATATGCGTTGCGCCTCTTGGAAGAAGCGGGGGCGGTTAAGGATCAGTTGATCACTGCTGATGTGAATACATACGGTGATATGCTAAAGGTAACGCTTGGAACCATTAGAGATATCATGGATACGCCGAACAGAATGCTCAAAAGGCTTATCGATGTTCATGGGTTTACAAAGGAAGATCTGGTTGGTTTTAAGAAGTTGGATGCAAAACTGATCAGATTTAATATTTTTGCACGAGAAAAATCAATAATTAGTAGGAGTGTTGCGGAGAGGCAGCAGCAACTAACCGAGGCACTTCAAGCGCAAACCATTACGCCACAGGAGTATTGGATTGGCATGGCAACCGACATCAAACAGCCGATTCTTAACTCTCATGACGACATAATCAACTGGTGTAATCGCGCAGTAGAGCAAATAGTTAACGGTGAGGAGTGGCAGGGAGTGAGTTCAATCGATGCTTCTGTCTTCAAATACTGCATAAATACGGCTGTTACTGGCCTAGATTACACGATTCCCGAAGATAAAGAGATTATCGAGCGGCTTAATAGAGCGGTTCTAATTCAGTTCACGGTATCCGCTGAAGCAGCGATGGCTGAACAGCAGATACTCCAATCGGCCATGCCTCAGCAGCCGGGACCAGAGCCGCAGGGCATGCCAGAGGGTACTCCGGGTATGAGTATAGGGCAGGCACCGGAATCAATTAACCCACAAACCAATCCAGTAGGAGCCGCAGGTGGATTACCACTTGGACTTTCTGCATAAAAAATAGGGAAGGATCACTATAATGAATCTCATGCTTAATACGCGATTACTGTCTTCAGATGCCCCTGACGGCGGAGGTGCCCCGGAATCCCCGGCCCCACTTCCTGCCCCAGCCGTATCAGAAGCAACTACTGTTCCAGCCCCAGCATCCGCTCCGGCTCCAACAGAAGGTAATACTGTTTCACGCGATCAATATGATACTTTGGTCGAGAAGTACAATCGTGCCGAAGGGCGCGCTAAGACTTCGCAACGGCTTGCATCCACGGCGCAGCAATATGGTTTTGCTGATGCTGATGATCTTGCTAGACGATTGCCAAGTCTATTGAACCAACCGGTTCAACAGCAACCGCAACCGCAGCAGCCAGAGAATCCGGGCTATTACTATGGTCAATACTCCCAACAGGAGACAAGGCCAAGTAATTATTCGGATCAGATCACTCCTTCAATGATTGATGAGCGCATCAATTCTCGTCTCGAATTTCAGACCTCTATCAACGATCACAATCTTGGTAGGGAATCTGAGAATCAGATGATTGCGCGAATGATCACCGAATCCCCCGAGTTCAAAGATGCTTTTAGCGATTTGGATGCGGGAGACTACGGGAGTGTTTTCAACGCTGCTTATTCTGGTGGGGGTTCAGCGGCATCAGAGATCATTGCCTCTGCAATCGACAACGCCATTTATGGCGCTGCCGAAAAATATGGAGATAATCATCCGTCCCACTTACATGGTCGGCCAATTCCCATTAAGGATCCAGTCGTTATCGATAAGGTTAAGGATCGCGTGATCGAAGGAATTAAGGAATTGGCAGCGATGACGGTCTTCGCTGCTTCCAAAGAAGGTTTGGTTGATTCGGTTATGACAGACAACTCTGTTTCTCCGGGCACTGATGTAGATTGGTTCGAAGCGAAAGATAAACGAGCCAAAGAAATCGCAGCATTTGCCCAGAAGAATTTTGAGAAGATGGCGAACGCCGGTCAGCCACAATCAAGTTAAGGACATAAGACATGGCTGTTTCTGACAATGTTATTGCTTATTTAACGTCGTGGTCTGATGCCTTCGAACAGTTTTACCGTCCCGGTGTTGGTGACTATCTCAAGCGTTTTGGTAAAACCACGCGCGCGATCTCTAAGAATCCTAAGAGGCGCGTGATTGGTGGATCCATGGAAGTCACAATGAAGACTCGTAAGAACCGATCCGCACGGCTCACAACGGACCTGATGGCCCCGCCACCAGATGCCGGACCCGGTGCGTACACGACTTACAAAGTCCGATTTGATCATACGACCCCCGCGTCGAATGACTTCTCCGCGCTTCAGATTGGTTTCCAGACCTCATGGTACGACATCAAGAAGAAGGCTGATAACACGTTTAAGGATTCTGCTGGAGACTTCATCCGGCAGGATATCGAAGATGGTTTAGAAGATGTCGCAGAAGAATTTGCAGGTTCGTTCCATTACCCCGCAAATGCAAAACTTGCAACCATTACTGGTGCCGCAGATCTTGTTAAACTTAATGACTCGGATCTATTTGATAGTGCTTCGGCCTTTACGGGCACTGTCGCTGAGTGTCTCGTTAAGGTTGACAAGAGTGCAATGGCACATCTTGGTGATGGTGATCTAGTTGATATTTACAATGCAACAGAAGGCGACAACATGGAACTTCGTGCTTGTCGCATTATCAACGTAAATGCCGTTGACTATACTTTAGTTCTCTCAATTGAAACTGGCACAACGCTACTTGACGGTGGCGGTGCTGCTGCTAACTTCACTTCTTTTGAAGCCAAGGTGAATGATGATAACGATGTTATGCATCTTTACCACAGTGGCTCATTTGAAGAGGATGGCAGTCCAGATTCAGGCGCGACAATCAAGGGTTGTTTGAATAACTTCTTCGACCCATCAACTGATTGGTTTAACATCGCTACGGCTAACCGCCTTAATGCTACATATCGAACACTTAATCCTGTTCGTATCGATGCATCGGCGGGTGGCAGTGATGTCCAGTTGACGGGAGATCACTTCCGTCAGGCTGGTGAGGCTGTAGGTTGGGCAAACGGCTCTTATCTTGACACCGATTCACGAATGATCGTTATGAACCGCGATCAGTATCGTGCGGTTAACCTGCTTCAGGCAGATTCAGGCATGACTGTTTTGCCTGCTCTTCAGTCTGATGTTGGTAACAAGATGAATAAGGCGTTTGGATTTGATGGTTGGACTCTTCATGATCCGACTCTTGGTTCTGTTCTTCTTACAGTGGATGATATGGCCGCTTACGGTGTGATCGACTTCCTCGATATTCCCTCTTGGGAATACGTTGAGCCGTTCCCCGGCGGTGCATCCTTTGACTTCCTCCCCGGACAGATGGCTAAGATCTGGCATCGGACGCACTATAACAGTGCTTCTACGGCCCAGAACTACAACGCCAAGTACGATGGTCGTCCAAGTAAGGAGTTCGAGGCTCAGGGCGAACAACTTTACGCATGGATCAATACTGCTCCTAAGCGTAATGTTCGGATTATGGGACTTGATTCGACTCTGTAATTCAGATCATTCTCCTCCTTTCCCAGATAGTGGGGGGGTAGGCCGAAAGGCCGCCCCCCCTCATCTTTTATGGAAGATATTAGAACTAGAGACACTCTCGTGGAAATGGCTAAAGCCTTCGGTATATCCGAAGAGTTGCTAAAGCACTTGTCAGTAACATCTCTTAGGCGGATAATAGAATATGAAACGGAGGTAAAGGATGGGAATAGCAAAGTACAGACATCTACTGACTGAATTGGATCGCGCTCCGTATGGCGGGGGAATGGGTGCAGAGGCATTTGATCGAGAGTTGTTTTCTCGAATAGGATGTAACATTGCTTGGCACCGTACTCGTCGGTGTTATGTTGTTTATAAACATGTAGGGAATAACATTAAGACCTATATGGATATAGTTCCAGAGAGACACTTTCCTCTCGTCTCTACTCTTATTCCATTGGTCATGAGTACAATTAAAGCAGCCAATGCTTATATGAGTGAGGATCCTAGTCGGGCTATTCTTGAGTATTTCTCTCGTGCTAAGGTAGAAAGGAAAAGGGATATCAAGGATTATGTTGATGAACGATTCCCTGACTTTAGGCGATATGCTGAGTGGTCTTGGAACAAACTTAATTCGCCACATTCAAGATCTATTACCAAGCCAAACATGAAAACCGCTTATAATCTTCAGTGATCCTCCCCTAACTACTGTAAGTGAGCGCTCACTTGCAGTAGATCAATCGGGGCTTCGGCCCCGGCTTAACGCCGATTGAAAGGAAAAACCAAATGGCGCGAAAAAACACTGCCCCTAAGAATTCTCCGTACAAAATTGACGCTATTAACTACACCACCGCTGACGTGCTGAGTGATACTACTGGTCAAGGTGGAAGCCCTCGAAACCTCACAAGCATTTGGGAAAAATTGAACTCAATGTGCTTTGATGTTGAGTGGACGATTGGCGCTGAGTCCGGAAATGCCATCATTGTTACTGCCCAACTCTTGGATCTCAAGCGTCGAAACCTTGGTCGATATGCGTCTGGAATTTTCAGTCTTCACTCCTCAGATGCAGCAGGTGCTTCGTATGGTGCAATTGATACTGCAACTGAAGGGCTAACTCTCTCAACGGGAGAGTGGATGCACGAAGAACTTACGGACTCGCTGGCACTTGTACAAACAAACTCAGACGGCAAGATAGTCTTCAGTATTAGCGAAACTACTGGTGCGGATCACTTTAAGTGCATCCTGCATATTGGTGATCGAGTTTTCCTGAGTCCGCTTATTGCCTTCGCAGCATAATCTAAGGAGTCTTAGATAATGGCTGTCTTCGTCTATGGCGCACCTCCGGTTTTTACGGGCAAAGTCTCGACAGACTCTTGGTTTCCTGTCAGGCTTGTGGATGCTACCGATCTAAAGACAGGTGAAGCAAGTATTGCCTATGGCGATCTCACGGTTAAATACAAAATAGCCGGAACTGCTAGTGCTGCCACATATTCAATCGCTTCTGCTGATTGGGTAGAACACGCAGATGGTCACTATTCCATGCGTATTGGAGCAGCCGAGTTTACTGCCGCTGGTAACTATTCTGTTTGGATAGACGCTACCGCAACAGCGGCGACAAGTTTCTCGGTTCAAGTATTTGCTGCAACTATAGATGATCTTGTCCGCTCGACTACACCAGCCAATGCATTAACGGTTGTGAGTGGGCGGGTAGATGTAGGTAAGTGGCTTGGCACGGCAGTTACGGTAAATGCTACTACCAGTAAGCCTGATGTGGATGTGTTTGGTATTAGTAGTGATGCGACAGCCGCAGATAACTTGGAGTTGATTACTGAGCAGTCGCGTGGTGTTGATATAGCCGAATGGAATGGTACGGCAGTCACACTCACTGGAGGTCTGCCAGATATCAATGTCAAGTCTATTAGTGGCGATTCGGCAGCAGCCGATACTCTCGAATCCATCATAGATGGGGGTGCCAATATCGGTGCTAATATATTGGCTGTTAGTGATGATGCAACCGCAGCCTCAAATCTGGAACTCATAATTGAAGGCACCAATCTCCTCTCTGTCGATGCGATTAAGATTAGCGGGGATACGACAGCAGCAGATAACCTTGAGTTGTTTACTGAAACACTATCTTCCGGCAAGTTGGCGGCAGGTTCTCTTTCTGACGATACGATTACAGCAGCATCTATTGCTACAAATGCCATTGCCGCTGATGGGTTAGCCACGGATGCTGTTGCAGAGATCGCTGATCAGGTTTGGGATGAAGCAACATCAGGCCATACTACAAGCGGCACCTTTGGCGAACAGTTGAAGACAGATGTAGATGCTATTCTTGCGGATACCGGAACTGATGGGGTACAGATTGACCTTACCCAAAACTTGCTAGAAACACATAGCGGTCTTCAGGTGGGTAAGGCTTTGTATCTGGCTCTTGCTCACTTCGGTCACAAGTGGACTACATCTGGTGGAAATAGCAAGGTATACAAGGCTGATAGCGCTACTCTATTCCAGACAAGAGTTATTACTAGTACCACGGAAATACAGAAGGGTTCGTAATGGCATCGTATCCACCACCCACATTTTCGCCGAGTCTTCCGGCCCCAGTGCCGTTTATAGGCCAACCCATGGTAGGTGCGCCCGACCCATCTTTAATGGGTTCTCGTGGTATAATGTCGCACCTACCTTCAACAGCATCAAGAGAGGCTTTCTCTCAATTACCGCAGGTAGCACAACGCGCTGCTCAGGCTGCGTTTACCCCCCCGCCGCCATTGGTTTTCGATGAAATACTCGGGCGATTCGGCAATCCCGGGATACCTCTTCATCGAGAAGGGGCACAGCCTATCGCCGATAGATTGTTTAGTACAACGGCTGAGTTAGACCGAGCGAAAAAAGCACAACAGATGGCACAACAGTTGGCAACGCGCTTCCCATCGGAGTACGCACCGCACGGTTGGGCCTCCTTCGAGGATAATGTGCGATTAGGTAGGAGAGTCCCTAATGCTGCATGGTTGGAGACTCAGGCTAGTCAGACCCCATGGAAGACACCATGGAGTGAAGACACCATTAGGTTCAAGAGAGAATTGAGCAAGGCTGGAAGACGAGCCACATTAGGAAGAGTGGCAGGAAGGGGCCTTGGCTACTTAGCGACTGGTGCCGGAGTAGCGAATTATCCCCTTCTAGGTTATGCCGCTGGTCAGTTCCTTGGTCAGGCCCACGAAGAACCTAGTTATCGTGTCGGAACACCTGAATTCATGGATCGGTATTGGCCAATTGAATGGGGTGCGAATCCGCCTGCTCCAAGTCCAGAAAGAACCGATATACCGAGTCAATATGATATTGATAGGGTTATGGGAGTGAACCCCGGTATGGGTCGTGAAGAAGCATATGCCTTGTGGCAGTCACGAAACGTACTTCCGATACCTTATAGATAAGTAATCAGATCAGCGTCCCACTCACGACTCTTAAGCCTATGGTTCTTACCGGTCTTGCAGCAACCAACCACAATCCCTGCTCCCCACTGCGTCACATCCTTGCGCTTCATGTAGTTCGGTTGTGAATTACCTAGTCCTATAGATCCAGTATTTACATAGAAGTGTGGCAAGAGAACCTTTGCGGTTCTCTTGGCTTGAGTCACTGGTATTGGTCGGTGGGTATGGCCTCTTACCGTTAATCTCCACGAGGGTGCGCCACCACAGGAATACGCCATTTGGAGTCCTTCTAATTCATCAGAGTTTTGGCCGCAGTCGTATCCATGGTTGAAGATAACCTGCCCCAATTGGTAGCATCCCTTCTTGGATTTCTCGTAGGGAAATTGCCTCCATTTCCTGAACTCCTTGCCAAAGTCTTTGTGGTTATTCCATTGAACAAGCGAACGCAGTTCCTTGGGAATCCTGCGTGCGTCATTGGCTTGTAGATTGTCGTCGTGGTTTCCAAGCATCCAAATATACTTGGTCGTCGTTGGTAGGACAGATCTTATGTCCTCCAAGTATTCCGACGCTATTTCATACTCATCTTCGAGAACATGGTCAACCTCATCATTGAATACGGACGCAGCAGCGGCATCAAATAGATCTCCAAGCAATACAAAGTGTGTTAAGTCTAGCCCCTCAAGAGTATCGAGAAGCCAATCCTTTATCTTTGGATCTGCGTGCGGTACATGAATACAACTAATTGCCGCGAATTGTGCGTTCATAATTATTAGAACTTAGGTTGCTGCGGAATATGTTGTCCGGGGACAAATCCCTCGCGCCTAAGAACCGTCATATCCTCTCTTCTAAATTGCGGATGTAGCACCTTGGGAACCCTCTGTCTCATGCCAGAATGCCACATAATCCGATACTCTTGAATAATTCTTGTTGCTATACTTTCTGCTAAAACTTCGTCGCCTTCTCTTACTGCTCTATTTACCTGTCTTTTTAAAGCCTGAATATCCTTGTTTCTTTCCATGCTAATTCGCATCTGCAATTTTCCGATGTCTAGCGGCTGCCATCTACCCCTAACCGCTAGTTTATATAGTACACCCTCTAAGCCGTCTGTTTTCCCTGCTTGTGTTAATTGATTATAAGAACCAACCCACCCGATTTGCCTTCTTAGATACTCTCCGATTGATAACCCGCCGAGTTCTTTGTCTCCGATTAGTCGTTGATCGAAGGTTTGTATTCCCAAAGCAATTTCAATTGGTGCCTTAATTAAAGGCGAAGAAGACATAAGGAAATAATGCATCATTTCCTTCAATCCTTCTGCGCCATAGAGTGCTTGACCGATTTCCGCGAGTTCTTGAATAGGTGTTAGTGTCCCAATCCTAAGACCCTTGGTGGTACCGTCATCCGCGCTCATCTGTATCATGAGTTGATTGCGCTGATATCGCGGCAATATAAATGTCGGTACTTTATCTTCTTCCTTTAATGTTTCTTCCTCTATCGCGTGTTTGATCTTCTGGAAAGAAGCGTGATATTTAGGTTTCTCGAATAGCAGTTTGAATTGAAGTGCAATGTTATTTCTCTGCCACGCATAGAATGGAATAACTCGTCGTCCAATAGACTGTTCGAGATTGGTGAAGTCCCCGTAATCGAAGTGCGCCTTCTTCATCAACAACTGGGCTGCTTCCAGAGAATCGCCCCTGTCTCGCCTTGCCATATAAACAAGTGTTCTAAATGTATCGTCGATAGATGCATTTAGTTTGAACCACCAAGCACCAAGTGGACCTGCGGTGGCGATATTTTTAAGGAAGCCTTGTTTAACCTTTCGGGCCTGTGCATTGGGATTGGCGTAGGCCGTTCTATGAGTCATAAAGATTTCGCGCGCAACCTGACTTCCATCCAGCGCATTAATACGAACAAGATGTTCGGCAAACTGCGTTTCGTTTAATTCTTCACCCGCAATGATATATTTTTTGGTGTCGTCGAAAGACAGTCCCGGTCCATGTGGAATGGTTTTTGCCAACCTGTTGCCGAAGTGGTATTGGCTCGCAATATGATGTGCCTTCCTGAAGTTTCTAAAGAAATCAGCGGGCGTAAGTTCTCCAACTACGATTGAGTGGATGACTCCCCCCATTATATTTACAGTGGTCCAGCCGGGGTGCATCAGGACCGTACCTTTCCAGATGGATTGTATGTAATCAAACATACCGGCTATAGCGGATAGATTCTGGTCGTTGGTTATCTTGGTTAGATAATCTTCAACGGATGCTGCGAGATCTTCTGGATACCAGAGATGCTTCCCCTCAGTTCCAAATAGCGCTTGTAGTGTTGCATCGTCTCTGACTTCTTTAGACAATCTTCGGTAAGAAACATTATTAATAATGATCTCCCCGCCTTCGCTAATTGATCCTACTCCAGCGCGGGGGTTTCTTACATAATCCTGAATCTCAGCATCCTTTAGGATCTTTATTTCAGGGCCAATGTAATTCAGGAAATCATGCACTGCTTCTATGCGGTGATGTTGCTTGGCTCTGTTCCCAAGAACAAGACCTAAATCAGTTTCGAAGATTTCTCCCGCAAAACTATTGCCAGTTAAGTGTGCAAATCTGTCTCTTACACCCGGTCTATTTAGTTCATATGGGCTAGTTGGGTGTGCTTTGAACTGCCACGATTCACCTTTAATATCGCCTCCGGGCAGCCCGCCAGTTTTGCCTTCTGCAAGTAGCGCTTGGTTATATTCCGCGATATCTCCGGGCAGCATCTTCTCCGGGTTTTGTCGTAGGAATGTTCGTCTTGCTAGTTCATACGCCTCTGGCAAATTGCCATCGTTTATCTGCTGGCTAAATACATAGGACCAACCCTGACCAGTTTCATCAACCCAGTCCGGGTCATGTTCTGTTGGATACCAATGCCTGTTCGTTGCCCTATGTCTACCGGATGGCTCGTTTATCGATATCCTTCCGGTAGAAGGATTCCTTCGAACACCAAGAGCGCCCTGTTGATATGCCGCTTTTTGCGCTTCCTTGGTAAATCGTAATGGTATATAGGCAAATGCGGGGTTATACGTGCCCTGTGCGGCCCAATCCGATTCACTTAATCCATATTGTCTATGCCTATCAACAACCTCTTGGGCTAGATCCGTGATCTGCTGATCCTTCCAGATAGCATCTCGCCCCCCATGCTTAGCCATTACGTTGTCTAGTGACTGAGGATTAGATGGATCAAATATCCAATCTGATTTATGGAATCCTCTTAGACCGTGTTTGCCGCCTTCTTGCAGTTCTATCATCTTGGCGAGGAGGATTACATTAGCGTCCTCGATATCCATGTCGTGTCTTTTTGCTATTGTCTTTACACTTTTGTCATAGTGCCTAATAACAAGAGACTGCTTGAATCCCGGCAGGTTGCCGTGTGCGTATCTGAATCTCGATACGGCTTCACCAGATGTAGCATATCTTCTACCAACACCAGTTACGTTTCGGAATACCCGATCAAATCTTTCCGCTACTTTAGCCGCTGAGTTTACACGGCTTTTCTTCATGGTATCCAACTTCGCGTCAATGGGTGCCCTTGCTTTACGAGCGGCATCTCTAGCCATCTGCACTTTTTCGTTTAGATCTACAGTCGAACTGGCAAGATCTTCTATATGGTTATAGTGCCCTCTGTTCTTGGCTTCAATCCGGGCCTTTTTGTTGGCTTGTTTTCGATACTCTGTGGCTGATCTCTTGGATTCTATTGTTGCACCAAATGTCAGGTCGAGTGTTTGCTTTAACCTGCCTCTAATTGGCGCTTCCCTAAATGCTGCCTGACCGTATACCTCTTTCATGTATGCGGCTAAAGTTTCAAATGCTTCTTGCAATTCCGGGGTAGGTGCCTTGCCTGTTCTGATGTTTTCCAGCACAGCATCTACAAAGGCCTCGTGCGCTTCTCTTGTCCAGTTCCCCTTAACTACTCCGAATTGTCTTTCTATACGTGCCCTTACGCCTACCGGCATAAACTCCAATATAACGTGACCCATTTCATGCAAGAATGAAACAGCATCGGGCGCATCAAGTGCGCGAATTAGAGCGGTTCCACTCTCCAAGAATTCAGCCGAGGCCTTAATGGTTCCGTCTCTTGTTTCGAAGAAGTAATCTCTTCCTTGTGCCGACCTTCTTCTGACATCACTACTCATTGTGAAGTACGGTCTTTGCACCATTCTGGATGCTATTTCATCCACCGCTTCTAGGCCAATTGTGTCATAAAGTCTTTGGAGATCCCTACTCTTAAGTTGACGCACAACCTGTGCGCCGGTTGGGTTAACATCTACCGTTAACCCAACAATTTTGGCAAATATATCTGCTTCCGCATCTATAACCTCCATGGTTGATGTGTCTCTCCATCGACTTGGATTCGTAAATCCAGCGTCATCTGCCTTGAGTCCCTTTCTAGTTTTATATAGAGTCACGGCCTCCTCAAAAGACATCTCATTTAGCCTTTTGGCCCACTCATCTGAATTTTCCGCGATCCCAAGTGCCCTTAGTTGATCTTTTGCATTATCTACTTTGTTATAGAAATCCCTAACCATTTCCTCTACAAGTTTACGTGATTCAACGGCGTCGGCCCCGGTTGATAAACCACTTATAGACTCGAAGTTTGCACCATCTAATCTTGCAAGGGCTGCTGATCTGTCTGTAGCCATGAATATATATGGATCGCCCATAATGTTTCCCATTATTGGGCCAGCGAATCCTCCAATCGGGCCATATTCAAGTTTTCCACCGACACTTTCTACGGCTTCTTTGAAGAATCTCGGGAGTTCTTTTTCATACCAACGTCCTGTTTGAGTTTCCAGTACATTAGTATTATTCCACCTGTTGAGTTTTATTTCGTTTGCTCGCGTGTGACCGATTTGTTGTGTCAATTCATTGACATCCCAATCCACTCTCGTCGGGATTATTAACTCATTGACTTCTTGCTTCCCAGTTCGCTTTTGTGGACCAACTGCGCCTTTCTTTCGTGCCTTGAGTTTTAGTTTAAGGTGCGCTGTGTATCTACTCGTATCAGCCTCACTGATTCCACGAGAAGCGTTATGAACCAAATGATCCGATAAAGATGCACTATCATGCGCCTCGGGCGCTGCTCTGGCAGCCTCTTTGGTACGAACTATTTGCCATTCAACTACATTGTTTCTTCCGTGTAGCAGTCCTACCCCGTCACTGATTCCGTCTCCCTCTGTTACGGAACGCAAAAGAGGCGCGATGTTTTGTGAGTCTGCCGGTTCAGCAAGCCTTGAATCTTCTATCAATGAAATTATGAATTTTCGCGCTCGTTTTATTGTTAATCCGGGATTTAGGTCTTTCAATTCTTTGGCTAAATCATCTACCGTTCTCGTAGGAGTTCCTGTAATAAACTCTTGGAGCGCATCCCATTGTGTGGTTCGTGTAAGCCTATTAACAAACTTATCTCCATCCCCCATCGCACCAACCATATGTTTAGCATCGCCTATCATGACCTTCTTAATATCACCATGTTCGTGAGCATATTTGCCTATCATTTGGCGTATTGCTGTTCTGGCCCAGTTCTTCTTTGTGGCTCCGTGGAATTCGGGAGCGAACTGCCCGCCCCATATACCTCGACCAGCGCCCTTGGCGGTTTGTTCAATGCCTTGATTAATTAGGAATGCCGAGCGTAGTTCCGGTGGCAAATCCCCAAGCGCTTGCACTACATCTCTGGTTAGTACCCCATCAGACCTTACTATATTATCGATAGCATTTCTAGTTTTTCGTAGGGCATCGTCCTCTTTCCTCCCCAAACCTAAACGTAGAACTGTTTTTATATCTTCCCCATAATGGGCTTCCACGCTTCTAATAAAGCCCTGCAAAGCGTTTTCTGCGCCTTGCATAACACTACTACTCACATCATCAATTACCATAATTTTGCCGCCAATGTTGCGGTCGTGAAGTATGGAAACTTGGATTTGCCCGACATGTCCGGCCATGTCCCCCAACTGACTTTCCGATGCGTTGCGAGATACAGGCAATGCGCCTCGTGATCCAAATCCCTGACTTCTAGTATCCACGGCGAATAAGTTGTACACTTGTGTTTCGAGTACATCAGCGTTTCCAACGCTTCTTTCGGGAGAATGATCCCCATAAACCCGGCTTCCATGACGCTCGGTACTTTGTGCGTGCTTAGAGGCACTAGGAACCATCGCCTCGCTTCCCATGTCCATAATCAAGGACATGTTTCTTGCTTCTGTTTCCAAGTTCGAATATTGAATTGCTAAGCGTGTCAACCTTGGATCATTGATATTAGCAACAGCGTGCCAGAAACTCGATGCTTCATAGATCGCTAGGTTCCCCGATCCCTCAGATGGTACTTTAGTCCCAAGAAGACGCGATCTCTTCTCACCCCCGTAGCGAGAATGACCAGCAAGATCCCCACCAAATTCGGATTGTATTTCATCCCACAATGTTGCTTTGGCTGCTTTGTTTTCTTGGTGCATCCGATGGAAATGAGCGCCAAGTTCTTCCGGTATATGTTGGTTGTATCCATCAGATCCAACCAAGTGCATATACAAACCATCTGATGAGTTAGCATCAACCCAAGAATTCATAGCATTGTGATCAATACGTGCTTTGGTGCCTCGGGTGGGCTGAATCGGAGCATGTATAGGACTATAAGGTTCCCATGTGCCTATACTTACTTCTCCGGGTCTAGTGAATCTATCTTCACCCAGTCTTTTTACAATTTTGCCACCCTCTGGTCTGACTCGTGTTCTTCTTGCAATTGCTGGATCAAGTATCACATATGAAATACTCCCCTTATCTTCTACTGTGTTAACGTAAGGAATTACGTCGTATCCCCGATCTCGTATTTCTGCTATTTTTTCGGGGTGTTTAATGAGCCATTCGTTTACTGTAAGGTCTTCAATCATACTCCCATCTATTTCACTGTAGAATGGTCTTGTGGCCCTTATCTCAAGTTCATAAACTGCCTTGGGGATTTGGCCTTCCCGATGTCGTTTGGAATACTTAGCGGGCTGGAGGGGCAGTCTTTCTCTAGCGGCTCTTAATGTTCCGGCGTGAAGTGGTGGTGCCTTTTTATACGTGTACAAACGAAATTCACCCCGCACCTCATCCCCACCGTGATAAACCGTAATAGTTTGGTTTTCTGGAAATCCCGATTCAATTCTATCGAGATAATCCAGCATCCAAGAGGCCCGTAGTTCCTCTTGGTTGGGCGGAGCAATAACATTCAACTCATCAACTAGATCCCACCCATCATCTATAAGGGCGGTTTTTTCTGCGTTGTTCAACGAACGCCAATCCTCAAAGAGAACTGAATCAGGCTCACCAGCCGCAAACGCTAGTTCCCGCTCAGCAGGGGTTCGATGGTCTCTGACCTCAAACTCCATAAGGAAGTGTCGCCATTCCTCTACCGAGGAGTTTTTCTTCATTACACCAGAACGAACAGCAACATCCACGAGGTTTTGCACTCGCCATCGTTGCCATATTTTCGGATGGTGAGTTAGTCTAAGTTGCTCGACGATGTTCCCGAGAAAATATAGACCCTCTGAGTTGACTCCATCTGCTCTGGAGAGTTCGTGGGCATTTCTGTAGTGGAGGCGTATCGCTTCGTGGATCCTTTCTTCCCTTTTTGCCTGCGTGGTCGCTTTCGTGGACGGGGCGAGTTTTTGTTTGGTCCCTTTTTGGGCATTTACTTTTGCTCCTTTAAATAATTTCTTGAGTTCTATCCCGTGAGCCTCGGTCCAAGGTACATCCTTATCCAAGAATAACCAAGCGACCATTTTGCCATCTTTTTCAGCGATGTGTATATCAATACCACTAGCCTTAGCGCCGGTCCATTTCTTGAATTGATTAAGGCCAACCGCAACTGAACTCGCCCTTGTTGCTGCTGGGAAATTTCCAGCAGAAATGCGACTAAGTTCTACAATTGTCTCTGAACCATCGCCGGTAACAAAGGTGATAGCCGTGTCATGGCCGCGAAGTCCGGCCTGATGATGCGCGGTAAATGCTATTTGGTGTCCCAATACCTCTTCTGTTGTATCACCGATCCACAAGGCGGAATCCGTGTGGCCTGCGGTTCCGTGGGATATTCCCATGCTGTTGTCTACCGGTGTTACTTTCGACAATTGTTTGCCGATAAGTTTAACCGCTGTTTGGTGCCCTTCTTTTTTCGCGAGTTGCTGAGTAAGTTTCCATGCATCCCCCGCACTTGATTCAGCCTCAACCCCTCGATGTAAGTAAAACAGTCTTGTTGCATCTCCGCTTTCCGATGCAGGGATAGAGTGGAAGAATGCACCTCTGCCGGGGGTTCCGCCCTTAACGACATTGATCTTTGTTGACAAGAATTCGGTGGGTGTCAACCCAAATCTGGGAGCAAGAGAGGTAGCCATGGCATCTACTAGATATGACAGAGCCTTTGCCACCTTTGCTGGGACATTGAACTTTACTTTTATGTTGTCAACGAATTCGGTTGCACCGGGTCGTGGCTTGTAGTCCTCGGGTATGAGGGCTTCCATCCTCTTCGTAATCTCATCGATTTTCTTTTGGTTCCCAAGAATCACGTTGGCTTGAAGACGAACTATTTCGTTTGTATTGGATCTCGTAACCTGACCAATTTGTTGTTCTACCAACTTCCTTTCATGTTCAATGGCGTTTACCGATGCTTCCATCGTGTGCATCTTTTCGTTCCACCCACGGAACATTCGGCCAAACCCACCCGGCCCAATGTACATGTCGAGGGCTTGCGCCATCTCGTTGCCCCGAACACTATCCACCGCATCAAGAATGGCTGACGATTGCGGGGAAAGAAGGGATTGGATTTCTCGTGTAGTTAACTCTTCTCTTTGCAAAAGAGACTTGAGTTCTTTTTCTGTCTTTGTTATTACCTGTTGAAATTCAGCCAGCCCCTCTGCCACTTCTGCTGGTACTTGCTGCAACTCACCAGCCGCGCCCTCTAGCGCAGGAAGTGTGTTTTTTAGTTCCGACTCCGCGACCTTGGCTGATTGCAGTTTGTTAGTTGCCTTCTCAATAGCCGATAAATGCACGGCATTTCTTTCGTGCAATTCGACGAGTTCTGCCAAGGAGTCCCGCCTTCTGGTTTTACTTTGTTGTTTAAGAAAAACCTCCAAACTCGGCTCATCAAATCCTGACGTTATATCCGCATCTGGTTTCCACTTGATCCTTTTACCGTCCTCCATGAGTATGCCGTCTTTGAGATATTTGTATTCATCAGCAGTTAGATCTACTACCTTTACCCTGAATCCAACTTGCGGCGCTGTCTGGTAATCGGAAATTCCATTTCCATTGCGGGGTGCCCATTCGATTTTGTTAGCCAACTTCTCGTTGCCCATGGCTTTTCGAAGAGCGTTTTGATATTCAACAACAGCCTCTCCCTCCCTCTTGAATATCGGAGCGACGAGTTCAACTGTTTTATAAGCACCCATCTTGCCGAGCAACCCAGCCTTATATGCTTTTAGAACTGCTCTATCAGCATTTACAAACGCCTCATAAGCGGTCCTTGCCTCCATGCCCTTTGAGCCTGTTGCACCCGGCACTCTCTTAAACTTGGATAATCCGCGAAGGGCTTTGTACTGCCGTGCAGTAGCCCCGAACTTAAACGGGACAGGCATATTGGTAAGTATGTTCCTGTATCCAATCCTTCTCCACAGGAGTGGTGCCACCCAATCCATGAATGGGAGATGTGTTTGAAACATACTCTTTGCTTGGAATCGCCTGAAGAACTCTAGGCTGATCTCTTGGCTTCTGATCAAGTGCTTAGATTTTTCAATTGCTGGCGTCAAAGATCTGTAGTGCATCAAGTTATCTTGAAGCGCTTTCATAATCTGGCCGCGTGCCCGCCCTATGTCTTTCCGAGACACACGGATTAATGCCCCTTCAGCACCCCTTATCATTCGCCCATCAAAACTGTTTACGATTTTCAGTGCCTCATCCAAGCGAGCGAGGTGATCCATTCCACCCCCAATGTGGCGGATCTCGTTTCCAATTACGATGTGATTATTAACCAGATCCTCAAGAATTTTGTATTGGTGTCCGCGCGGCATGACCAGTTTGCCGTTTACTATCTTCCCCTCCTTGAGCATCATGTCCGATGCGTGCTTAAGATATTTAACTCCCCGACTTTCAACTGATACAAATCCCCTCGAAGCGATCCCCACTCCCTTGCCCCACTTCGAAATTGTTCCCCCCGCTGTCATATATGACAGTGGATCAAACAATATGTCTCCAAATAGACCCAAGAGTGTGCGCTTAACGCCCGGCTCCATGCCCAGTTGCTCAAGAACCTCTGAGTACCAAAGCCGTGGTACTCCAGCCGAGGCCAACTCTTGGCTTTCTATTTTCTTGCGGATAGCAATGCTCGCTGCCGCAGTAATGGATCGAGAGGCTATCCCAGCCGCCACTGTTGTGCCTGTATATGTTGCGGCAGCCAGCGCCATACCCCATCCGGCACCAGCGATGGTTCCTCCGGGGCCACCGGCCAGAGTTCCAAGAATACCACCACCAATAGCACCGAAAACCTCTTGGGCCGCAAGGCCCCTAAACCATGTGGAGGCATCCGGTTTATCGGTATACATTATGTTGGCTATGGAGTTTCTAGGTAGATCAATAAGATCGAGGAACTTCATAAACGAACCACGCTCATCTCCAATGAGGTGCTGCCCAGATTGGTCAATCAAGTCTCGGATCTCAGATGGATCCATTCGATTAATCTGGTCAATTGTGAGCCGTGGAACCGTTCTCTGTTCCAGTTGTGCCTGTGTTCTTGGGTTTGCTTCCCTGTTAGCAAAGATCGCTTCGTCTATTATCTGTTGCCTTGCATTATTAAACTGATTAGCATTCGCCTCCATAAGCAACTTGCTGCGCATCTGACCTATTTCATATTGATCTTTCGATTCGGTATTATTAAAGGGTGGCGGTGCAAGTCGCACGCCGGTAACGCCACCGCGACCCATGTTGCGGAGGAACGTCTCGTTACCAAGTTGAATTGGACCAGAGAACTGGGTCATCTAGGGCCGGTCAGAAGAGGTCTGACATCGGCTGGCGGCCACTGACTCACAGTAGAACCCGCACCCGCCGGGGGCGGTGTACCTTGGGGCCGGGATACCGCAGCCGCTCCTCCATAGATTTCCTTGTATGCATCGTGGATCTGGAAGAAATCGGGGGACTGTCTAGCGCTTCCAAGGCCCGCTCTGTTGGTTCTGGGCATAGGTCCAGTAAGACCAGTGCCACCAGCAAACAGGTGGAGGGTATCAAAGAATACATTCCTCACCTTTATGGCATTGGATTGTTTATCTGACAGAATGTTGCTCCAATCCAATCCGCCACTCCAGCCATTGTCGGTCATTAGGAATGTAATTTCTTGTGCAACTCGCTTCGCATCTTCTGTGCGCCCAAATTTAGCGAGAATCCGTATCATATCTACCGTTTCCCTCATCCCGTTCATGTGATCTAAAAATTCATGTAGTTCTGTGGGGCTTACTATTTCCAGAAACTCGAAGTTTGCAAAATCCTGTATATACCCCGGAGTGCCAGTGGGATGAGATTTGGCTCCTCTCAGCGCTACATTAGCGTACTCATCTGAACCCGGCCCGTAATCAGAGATTGTCATGGATCCATCATTGAATACTAGCGGACGTTTATCCGTACCGGGTATTCTCGAAATACCCGGTATGGAATTACCGGGGTGCGGCTGTCCCTGATCTAGTGGCGGTAAAACTTTTGCCTGAGTGCCAGTGGGAGTTGCAACTGCGTCTGGATCAACTGCGTTTGGATCAACCGGCGGCTGTGTTCTTGTTTTCCCAAGTTGGTCCCAACCGGGGAACGCACTCGGATCACCGGTAAACGTGTCAAGTAGTCTTATGTCTACTCCCGGCAACATCTCGGCAATAATCCTATCAACAAGCGGCTGGGCTATACTAGGGGGCATCGATGCAAATCCCTGTTGCAGTAGGGTTAGTAGATCTTGGGGCATGAGCAATCCGCTTGCCGCAGCATCACCCAAAGCCGCCACAAACGCGTTTACCTTTGATGCATCATCCGTGTTTATTGTGGCAAGAAAACTTAGATTGGATTGAAGTCTTGCGAGAGCATTTTCCTCAGTCACTTGCCCCTGCTCAAACTCAAACCTGTCTTGTTCCAACTTAACAAGCGTGTCTTGTAGATCTAGATCCGACAATTGTTGAGTACTAAGGCCAAGCCGATTAGCCCTTTCCATGAATGCTTTGTCATCTTTCCGCTGTTGCGCAGTGGCTCTTCTACCAGCCCTGTCAGCCACCCTTCTAGCCACGACTTCTTCACGAGTCTCCTGTCCTCTAGCCGTGCGCCGTATATCCATTTCTTGGTTTTGAATTGCTTCCGCTGCCGCCAATTCAGTTGTGCCCGGATTCTCTGCTATATGAGCCTCTATGCGGTCTTGCGTTCCACCAACACCTGTTCGTGCAATACCCCTCTTTTCGAGCCAATCTGTAATACTATCTATCTTATCTTCATCCGTTCGGGGTGTCCCCACAGGTAGCGCGTATTTCTTCGCTCTCCTGCTCACCTGTCTCTGGTATCGAGCCTGATCCTCAGCCGCTTGATTCTTTATCTCCTCATGTCTCATCGCAACTTCGAGCGACCTTGGAGATCTTTCGTATTCCCGCGCTAGATCTACCCCATACCGTTCCATTAGCCTATTTCTGCGCACCAATTCTGGTGTCTCTGGCATATCCCACGTACCCTCCGCACGCATTTTTGCTTCTACCTGCGCTCTAGCAGCATCCTCTCCCGCAGCAAAACGCTGATTTATAGCATCGGCTCTCCGGCCCACTTGTTGTCCAACCCACTGGCCCCCCATATGGCGGGGTGAGGTAGGCCGCGATGGGCGAGGGACGGGGGTGTAGTCGAAGGGTAGTCCCTGACGAGGGGGGTGAGTCACTTTCGCTATTGCTGGTGGCGGAGGATATTGACCATATGCGCCACTCTTAATACCTTGGATTGCAAGTTGACCGGGATCATAGGGAATGACATCTGGCTGATCGGGTGGTAGTGGTGGCGGTGGTGGCGGAGGGACGTAAGGTACATGCACAGGCGGGCCATACTCGCCATGTGCCTGTCCGCGTGCCGCTTCACCCATCATGCTTTCCGCCACTCGTCCCCACGGAGTTCTATTCCATGGTATCTGTGGTATCTGTCTTCGCGGTGGGCGTGGTGGGGGTGGAGCCGGTGGTACACCACCATGCATCTCCAACATGCCAAGATCTTCTAGTGGGTGCGGCGGCGGAGGTGGTGGATATCGACCATACTTCCCACTCTGAATATCCATGGCTGCAAGTTCACCGGGACTATAAGGAATAATATCCGGCTGATCTGGAGGAGTAACAACATCCGGTCCTCCTCCAAACTTTTGTCCTCTCTTTGGTCGTTTCTTAGCCACGATCACGTGCCCTCATATATCTCTCGATTTCTCTCCGCCTATCACCGAATGGATCTTCCACCTCTCTCTGCATTGCCGAAAGAGTTTGCTGGCTTCTTCTTGGCAAAAAGCCCTGTATCGGTGTACTCATCGCCATTGTTCTTTGCCAATCAGGAGGTGGTTTCCATGCATATTCGCCACCACCTCTTTCCATAGCCTCAAACGCAGAACCGGGATTTAGTCCGGGGAATAATCCTTGACTCAGTTTACTCTGTAGGGGTTTGATTTGTTGGTTTAATTCATTAACTAGCAACGACACCTGTTCGGGCGTAGGGCCAGTGGGAGCGAAGGGATTAACACCACCCACTTGCTGCGGTTGCGCGCCAGCGCTTCTCCGTCCCCCGACCTGTTGCCCGCCAGTGCCACCTGTTTGCCCCGCTAGGGTGGGATACCCAGCCCCCTGCTGGTAAAGCGGCTTAGCAAACATACCTCCTGCGCCGGGCGTTATGGCCGGTTCTGTCGTTGGCTGCTGGTCAACGCCCGGCATACCGCCTTGCACCAATGCGCCTAGCGCAGCCCATTGAGCGGCCATTCCCGCTGGTCCCGGCATGTTAGTAGCCTAGTTCAGGCCCGCCACCCATCATGGGGGGCGGCCCGCCCATTGGCGGCCCCATTGGTGGAGGTCCACCCATGGGGGGTCCACCCATCGGCGGTCCCATCATGGATGGGGGTGGCATTTCCATGCCTTCGGGGGGCATGGGCATTTCTCCGCCCATATCCATCTCCCTCTGACCCTCAACCAAGATCATTTGTATGGCATCCAAGATGCCCATCGGGTCGTATCCGAAATCAATACCATTCACATTGGGCATTACTTGTTGTCCTGTTTCCTATGGAATGGTACCCACTCATTGAGTTTTGCCTTGCGTTTGTTGCAACCACAATCTCCAGTGGGCTTTATTCCCGTTGTCTTACTGATAACTTTACCAACTAAATCCCCTAATCCCCCCATTTCTTTTAAGGATTTCATGATGCGCTTAAAGATGTTGGGCTTTTTAACACCCGACCTTCGCGCAAATTCCTTTGGAGAAACGGTTTCTATATAGGGGGCTAGAGGCGATGTGCTTTGACCTACTACCTTGGTCCGGTAGCGCACTGTTGTATCATCGCTGTTTATGCGATGTCTCACCGTTCCCAGTGAGTGCCGGACTATCTCTTCGTCATTATGACGCTGGGCGCTCGTGGATGTATTATCGATTTGGCTTCTCAACATCTAGTCTCTGCACCTTCCGCTTACTTTAATACCATTCAGCGGCTTGGCTCAGGATTGCCGGTTCTCGGTTTCCCTGAATTCACCCAGTAAAGGCCTATGATCCGATGGGATCACATGTTACCCATGTATCTACAAGATACACAGCGGAGTGGGAATCACACAGACTGTGATTCCTCCTGAAATTCAAATGTAGTATAAGGTAAAAAAACTTATCCGTATCTGGCAAAGTGATTTGCCCCGTTACATGTGTGTATATCGTTCGCCATTCTGCGTAAGTAAAATGAAACCAATCGGTATCGGTTGGGCCACTCTCACAGGGGCAATCAAGTCCCCCGGTTGACCATCCGCCAATCCCGCAGTGCCTCCAGTAAAACGGAAAGCGGTCCAACACGGAGTTAGGGCAACCACTAGCGGCACTACCACAATCGCTGTTGCAATTTGGTCCCCCCTCAATCGCGGCATCCGAATCATTGCAGCATGGGTATGCGGCATCTGGGGTAGATTGACCCGACGCGCATGGGTAGGATCTGGGGGGAATCATAATATTCCTGCCACATTCTCTACAGCAGCAGAATGGCGCACTTCGTGGGTCTTTCCCGGTTGTATTTAGTATCGTTCTAAGCCACTCGGTTTGGTTTGTAAACTGAATCCCATCATGCTGTGCGCAAGAGAATATAAATAGCCTCGAACATTGTCTTCCGGGGAACCCATCGGGGTAATCTTCTTGTGTTGGCTCACAATCTGTACCCGGAACATATGGTGTATACGGTCTAATGAGAATTCTAGGGAAGTTTGCTTCTAAGCAAACACCCTCACTTAGTCCGCAAGTAGCGTTAGTCCCATCACATTCCGACGGGGGATCTTCGGGAGAACAACATTCAGAATCAACATCGGGGTCGTCGCCACCACACCCCACCTTCCACGGAACATACTCCCCCTCATCCGAATCTAGTGCAAGAAATCCAGCACGAGTATTATCTGGCACAAGCAGAAACTTGCCCTCACTAGACATCGCTTATGGCTCTGGGCAAAGAGTGGTTGATAGTGTCTCGTTGGCATTAAAAAGAACCCACGTTTCTTCAACGGGATCGTAGAAAGCCGTGCCATATTTCACCGTATTAGAAGGTCCGGGGTCAGGGTTTCCCGTCGAGGCAACAGCACTTGTATCCAATGTCCCAACGCTAGGCCTTCTAAGTACAGGTTGCATGGTGCCTATTTCATCCCCGCTCAGAGTTGTAACCAAGTAACTCGCTGTACATGGGCCAGAGATTCCGCCATGCTCTTGGTTGGGTAACTCATTTACTATCACGGGGACCATCTTTATTCCCTGATCTGGAATCCCACCAATTCCAACGGACACATCAGATGATGTGTCCGGCATGATGTTGGGGTGCATGTATTCAATGCGATCTCCGACATCAGTAAACTTAATCGGCTGATCGATTATAGATCTGGTTCCAAGTACCGTCCTCTTGTCTGTAATTAGAGGTTCTCCCTCAGATATGATGCCCTCACTTGTCCAGAGAGGCTCTATTCCAAGGTTGTCTTCATGCTCAAATGAGATCGGAGAGATTGTCATCCATCACTCTCCGCCATCTCTGCCATGCTGGTGGGTCGAAGGTCGTAGTGGAAATGCGCGACGACCTTAGCCAAGGACCAATCAAGTTCCCCAGTTGATTCTATTCTGACACGGATGTACTTCCCCCTCATGCCAAGGAAGTATGGGAGCATGAATCTGCGTCCTAACTTGGGGTCAATGTTGGTGGCGGCGGTGGCTAGAGCATTCTCTGCTCCTGTTTCATTTACATCGTGTGGGTTATCAAACGTAGAAACTCGAACAGTGAGGTTCGCGTCTTTTGTATTCTTACCCAAGTCAATGACTAACTCATCCATCTGCTTAGTCATGTCTGGGTTCTCATTAACCCACAACTCCACATAACTGGCTACAGTCCCATCTTCTGAGTCACTTCTTTCGGTTGGATCGTATTTATACGGGCTGTTACCAACCCAAGTGAGAAATCTGTATCCACTATCAGCCCTGTGCGAGGCCATGTAATTTACCTTCCCACTTGAGCCGGGAGAGGTTAGTTCTGTCGCTGGATCGCTTGTCTGGGAACCACCGACCCACCACTCTGAGGTAAAGTTCTTCCCTACATCGTGCATCAAGATCCTGTAAGAGTCGGTCGTATCTTCAATTGGCATAGAGATCAGGATCTTGTTTTCGCTTTCAATCATACCGACACGGATATCATCCTTCTGTTCGTCAGTAAGATTGCGTATCCATCCATCGAACCCCAGTTTAGTTAGCAGGTTTATGGGCTTGCCGCCCTGAAGAAGTATTGGACCCTCGTCGCCCACATACAACATGCCATTAGATACAGGGTGAAGTGACTTAGGATTCAGTACACCCGGCCCACCCATCTCTGCTACCTGAACATCTTTTCCCTTTTGCCCTATCTGGTAGATAGTCTTTCTGGTGATAAGCATGGTGCTGGTCCCCTCAGTCCATGCCCTAATAGGCTTGCCCTTCAGTTCAGGCATCGGTGCGAACGTATCACTCTGGGAGTTGGTTAGCCTGCCGATTTGCTCGGGATGTCCCACGCTGTACTCTGCTCCATTTAGATGGACACCACTGTCAACATCCTCATATGGGTTATCTTCATAAGTTGCGTTGTACGTCTTCATTGCAGAAGCGTTGTACCCATCTACTTTCAGTGGGTACATATAGATAGCAGTCCCATTGCTAAGAATAGCCATGAGGTGTGACGGAACTGGACGTTCGTATTGATCCGTGTAATGCCCCGAATTAGACAGAGATTCGTTATCTCTATACAGGCACATGGAACTGCCGGGACAGTTGGAAACATCTATGTGAGACAAAGATGTATTTCCCGGCCAAATGTTCTCTAGATATGTCAGTGATGCCATGTAGTTAGACATGCCATGCGCTTGGTTATACAACATTCCGGGGAAGTGCGAATTAGGAACGGTGTACGTCATGACCTCTTTGCCGGTGGAACACCAGATGGCTATGTCATAGTCATCTTCTAGGCTCGTCATTTCGGGTCGGTCGGCAACAATCTGGTACTGATATCTGGTAGTCGTGGGGGCAGTAGGAGGAAATCGGATAACTGCCTTGGGGTCACAGGCTTTGCCAAATGTCTTTCTCTTTCGATCATATAAACCCACTCGGAACGCTACGTTCAGTGTCTTCTCTCCGCGATTGTTATGTGCTGTGGTTGGAACGTGCCAACAAAAGAGCGTCCCACTTATTGCCGTTGAATACAAGATGGAACACTGGTGTTCAAACCCCAACTCACTATCTTCACAACTGCAACCAGATTTGCAACCGCCGGAACCTCCAAGAGGCTCTGAGCATTGTGCGAAGCCCTCAATTCCACAGTTGCCTCCCCAAGTGGTGTTATTGCAGCAGACAAACTCGCCCACCGTACACCCACCTATGTTACCCTCGCTATCCACGCTGCAACATGTGCAATAATGGGCGCAATAATCACCCGATGGCAGTTGGAGGTTTTGCGCTGAGTACACATCCGGCACACTACCAATGTACCCACCCCCTATAGCCGGTACTCCGGGGGATCTGACGGTTGATCCGTCATATGAAAATATCGCCTGACCGAGATCGCCCTGACAAAAGTAAACTTCCCCACCATAAAGCGCAAAAGAACCGGGGTTATCTCCGCTTATGAGGGAGTAATTAGCGCCACTCGCGTCTATTGATTTAAATTCATCGTTACCAAAATAGTAAATGGTGTCACCGGATTTCAGCATCAGGTCCGATGACCTACCACTATTAACAAGGTATGCACTTATGTGGTTGTCTGGATCGGTGGCACCATTGGGAGTGACAGCAGTAAACCCGCCCCTTCTCCTGAGACATCCATCGTTGCCGATGTCCATGTTCACCAGTTTTGTTACTGGGTTCTGGCCCATCGTCGGGCTGTTAGGTGAGAGTTTGAACTCTTCCCATACAGCAGATGAACGATGAGACTGAGGTGTTTGCTTTGCCATGATCCATTACCCCATGCCGCCAAGGAACCTGCCATTGAAAGACTTGAAGGACTTGATGAACTTAGTTGGCTTGTAGTAAGAAGCGTTCCACTCAATGGATCCCTGATCATCGAACTCAGCAAGGAGTGTCATGTAATCCCTGTCCACCTTAGCCATGAATCGAAGAGCATCCTTGTTGTCCCCGCTGTACTCGTGCATTGATCTTGCAACAACCCTGTCTCTGAGGTGCATACGGAATGCTGCGGGCATTTGATCTAAGCCTGTAGTGGAATCGTAGTCAGTTCCCAGATCCGGTGCGGATGTATAAATGGTGGCGAATACGTCATACGCTTTGTCTGGTTCTGGCAGGAAATGGATCTGCGGCAGGGTGGATCCGTCTGGCACTAGATAGAAGAACCTCGGCCTGCCAGTCTGATCTGATGCTTCTGCGTACCTAGCCATGAGTGCTGCAAATCTAGTTGAATCTTGCCACTCACAATCTGTGACTGTCTTGTTAGTATCTTTAATGTGAAGGATTTTACTAGCGAAACCATCGAACCCGATCTCAGAGTCCCCGGAATCAAGAGTGCCATCGGCGTTGAGAACCAACCAGACGGGCCGCCTTCTCCATCTCCACTTCTTAGCCTCCCAGAGGAAGATGAACTCCTCTTGGATGGACCTGTCTACTTCAGAAACGGGTGGGAATACGGGTGTTGGCCGCCTGATAAGGACGGAGATTATTGATCTCCTAAACTTCCCTATCGTAGGGAGGCTGGATTCTCCGAATGTTGTGGCCCAATCAGATGCGTATGTCTGTGCTATCTGCCCCAGCAGTGGTACTACATGTGCCTGTTGAAATGCGGTGGCGTCATCGACTGACCGATAGATGCGCATCATGCGCATGATGGCCTCGGCTTCAGTTAGTTCGTCCCACGATGTGTCTACCGTGGTCTGACCATCTTCGCCTGTGGCATCTACATACCAACGCTGCAACTCTTTGACGCGCAACTCTGACTGAGCCTGAGCAGCATTTAGTGCGTTATTGGCATCCGTTGGGATGTTGTCAGTTCTGCCGAATACCGCTCTTAGTACGTTGTTATCGACAAAGGCCATTAGATTTCCGCGAATGCACAGTTGCCGGATGCGGCGGCAGTGCCAGCACCACCGTTTACATCAACACTGAATTGCACATACTTGGCACCCAGAGTCAACAGTGAGACAGAAACCCCTGCTCCAGAAGTGGTACCAGCCCCGTCCCCAGCAGAGGTAACGAAGTCAGGAAGCCCGCCAACGTAAGAGGTTGACTTTCCTGTTCCCAAGTAGTGGTGGGTAGTGCCACCAGCAGCAGCGATAAGGGTACACCACATATCGGTTGTGGCAATCGGGCCAGCCTGAGCAGCGGCGATTGCACCATCGTGAATTGTGCAATCAAGTGCCGCGATGATTTGTGGAATCCATGCAACAGTCTCGCTGGACTTAACGACAGGTTCATAGTCGTAAAGGGGGTGCCACAGAGTAACCCACAGACGAAACTCTTCGGATCTGGCATCTGTTCCGTATGGCATAATCATGATGGCATTGCATTTGCCCAACTTGTGGACCCCAGCCGTTGCTAGCAAGGGTTCTGTGGCTGTAGGAAGAAGCCCGGCAAACGAGGTTGTTGTTGCGTTTGTCTGGAATGCCCGGCGCAGGACTCCCTGTGGGAAATGGTCCTGTCTATGGGCAGATGTAATCGGTGATCTTGGATATGCGTCTGTCATTGTTCCTTAACTTTCTGGCTTAGTGAGTGTTCGACTCTCAAGTAGTGTATAGCCCTTTAGATTCTCAGCGGTGTCACCTTTAGCGGCAGCCGAAGTGGTGAACGGGAATCCGAATGTGGTGTAATACCCGCCACCAGTGGTGCCGAAGGGGTCAGGCAAGATGCCCATAGTCACGAGGTTCTCAGCAACCACGGTAGCCACGGGTTCAGATAGTGTTCTACTTGCTGTTAGTTGATAAAGAGCCAAGCCTCACTCACTTCCTTCCGCACCCCACGCCAAGCATTCGCTTAACGAATGGGCAGCAGTAGATGCCTGCGCAAAACGAAAGAACCCCAACAAGAACTACGAACCACATTGTGTCCATAAAATCCATTACGAAATTTCCCTATGACTGAGAATTTGCTTGGTCGTCTTGTACGTCCATGCCAATGTTAGCACACCAGTGGCAACTACCACTGGAATAAATAGCGCATGAGCGTATGTACATACGATCCAATTCAAAAGAATGAGCGAGATGCCCCCTACGATGGGGTACCATCCCTTCTTCCCTGATGTGATTACCAGAAGAACTAGGCCTGCGGCCACAGCCAGCGCGCCTATCCAACTTAGTAACTTCATCCCCTCGAAGCCCCCGCTCTCTACCACGTGCGTGATCAACTCAACAGGGCTAGTTTCACTACTAGACCACGGTAGTTGCACGATCTTCTGCCCCTTACAGGCAGCGAGAAACAGGATTGGTAGTGCAAAGAATAGTTTTTTCATTTGGTTAGTACCAGAATTGTGGTTGTCGTGATGCTGGAGAAAATGACGGCTGCTGTTGCAGATGCGATATACATCTTGGTTCTTAGAATTGCAATGTCTTTCTCTATATTTTGCAGCCTTCCTTCGATCTTGTCCAGTCGCTTCTGGGTTCCGCCAAGGGATTCGGTTACGAATTTCCTGTACTCTACCCAGCCGTTTCCTGACTCGACATCCATGGTGGGATCATATTACCAGAAGTATCTTCTTTAGGAGAAACATAAACGCTATGTTCATTACGTCCATAGCCACGAGCATACATGAAGTCTTCTAAGTTCATGGTCATGGGTAATTCTGATGGGTTCAATTCACTACTAACAGGGGGGTGAATCGTCATTAGGAACGTAGCCTTCCACCTCTCCCTGCTTTTTCTCCACACAACGACAGCGAGATCGCCCATCGTTTTGTCTCCGTGCGCTTGGAAGAGTGCTTCTTCAAGGATCTTGGACCCAACAGATATGCGCTCGTTGAACTTAACCTCGAAGTGAACGCCCGCCATATCGTGTATTACGTCCGGTGAGTTGGGGCCACCGGCCCGCTGCTGTCCTCTTACCGCATGAATGCCATAGTGCCCCAGTTCTTTGGCAAACTGCAACTCACCACGACATCCCTTAGCCCTAGAATTCACCCTCTTCTTCATCTGATTGCTCTTCTAATAAAAACAAGAATCCCGGCGTGTTTCTACCTTTATAAACACCACAGACATTCTCTTCCATCCACTCCACTGCATCATCCCAACTCCCACCCTTCTCCTCCATGATGATCTCTACGCAACTGTCGTAGTCATATACCGCAATGGTTGGTACTCTCGCTCGTCTAACAAACCCCACATAGGCCTTCTCAAAGCCATCGATTACAATTATGTCTTTGTTAAGGGCCGATACGTCACGATATTCTCTCGACATTCCCATAACCGCATCCTAGAGCATCCAGCATCCTCTCCACGGTAGATATACGACAATCAAGATCCCCCTTCAAGTAACTATATATAGTGGGTGAATCAAGTTTTGTTTCTTTCATCAACCAATATCTGGTGCGTCCCTGCCGCTCCAATTCTACAAGTATCGCTTGTGCAGTTGGCCCAATTTTTTTCTCTTCACTCATTCTAACGAGGCTCCCATCTCATCCATCGGCATCATACTCTCTATCGCTCCAATTACAGCGGCTTGTGGATACTTGGGACACATGGGACACATGTTCTTATAAAGCCCAATCAACTCTATTCGCTTACTCTCTTTTTGTTATATATTTCTACTGTTTAATGTGTCCCAAGTGTCCCAAGTGTCCCAGCCCCAAAAAAAATTGTGTGTAAATATTTGTCAACACAGGCCTTATAAAACTTCCTGAGACTGTGGCCCTTCGCCCAACATGTGTCCCAACATGTGTCCCATGTGTCCTAAATCGAGTCGTATTCAGGTATGTCGTACACAATGTCACCGACTTTATGCTCATCCCCATACCAAACCCAGCATCGAGACTTCCCATGCCGCCTGTCTAGTTTGAGTTCCTCAAGGGGTTCGAGGGTCATCATGTTTTTGATCCACGTGGTGCAGCCCTTGGGCGACATGGAGTTGTCTATCACATCTTGGTCCCTCAACTCGTTCACCAATATCTTCTTGGGCATTCGAACAGCATCAGTGATGGGACTGTATCCCCTTCTGCGGATGAGGTCACAGATGCACTTGGCGACCTCTTCTGCCTCCTCCAGATCAGAGTCAACCTCTGGCCGGAGTGCTTGGTAGTAGGTGATGACGGCATCGGCGTTATCAAACTTCCCGATTATGGCTCTTTGCCATGTGGCCCATCGGTCTAGTTTCCCCGAAGAAATCGTGCTAAGACTGGGCTGTTCCAACCAGTGCATGATGTCGGAGATAAGTTGCGCCCGGTTCTCCTTGATGAAGTTCTCTTTCCAAGAGTTGAAGTCATTGGAGTGCTGGGGCTGCCCCACATTTATGATGATCGACCTCTCTGCTAAGTCGCGGCTTAGTGTGGGCGTGTTGGCTGTGATAAACCAAGTCAGATAGTTGGGCCTGCTAAATTGCCCCTTGTACATCTTCTTGCCATCCATAGTCCTTGCGGTGATGGCGCTCTCAAGACCACCACGGGACAGTCTGGATTTCAGGTTGTCGATTAGTACGCACCGTTGGGACAAGGACTCGTCGGACAACAACCTTGCTCGGACTGCCTCCCAGTCCTCCCTCTCGCTAATTGACGGTGCCCCACCCCATATCTCACAAATCAACGAGGCGGTCGTGGTCTTCCCTACACCACGACCATACCTCGATGTGAATACGAACGCTGGTCTTGTGCCCGGAGGCCCACCCCACCCCGGAGTTACCAGAGCAGCCAGCATGAGTTGCCGGTCATAATCCGTCTCTGGATTGAATCTACTAATGAGTTCATCCAGCGCATGGCCTGTTGGCTCAGGCAGTTCAGACTTCAGGTAGTAAACACCATCAACCTCTGGAAAATGTGGGAGTATCTCCACGGATTTGTACTGCGGCTTGGCCTCCATGCACATGTACTCATGCATCTCCTTCTTGGTCACAGTGTTCCGCTTAGCGTTAGTGTCACGACACACACACTCGCGCGATGTCCACCTGATGTCGCATTCCTTTAGTAAGTATGCAAAGAAGGCAGCCTCGTTGGTGATGTACCTGATGCTGCCACCACTGGGCAGTTCGCCCTCCGGTGGTTTGTCGCCAAGAACAAACATCATGCCGTTCACCAAGCGGGGCCAGCCGTCATTGGATTCTTGAATCATCTCGCAGATCTTTGGTGCCGTGATGTAGCAGCGACGAGACTCGTCACCTGTTCCTAAGTCTGCGACATTAGATACGGTTGGCCTGTATTTGCGACCTGTCCCCGAAGCACGCTCCCTAGATTCATCCGTTCCATAAATCATTCTCTGGATGCATGATTCAATCGTGTCATCATCATCTTCCCGTGGTGTCCGGGGCTTCGAGTATGCGGATTTGATGGAGGTTTCTATCTCTGTCGGGGTAAGACCAGAGTTCATGGCCGGGCGTACTAAGAGATCCATAGTCTCTCGCTCGGTGTACCCGCGCCCGGACAGGTCGCACGCAGCAGTAAACAACCTGCTGTTGCGCTCACCTGCGGGTGCGCCTTGCTTCATGAAGTAGATTGTTGCGGGGTGTGGCTCCGCCTGCCCCATTTCTATCTCGCGCGGGGTGGCGGTGGACGCGGGCTTGATGTTTTCTAATGGTTCAACACCAACGTCGTTGAGTTCGTAGACAGCATCTAAGTGAATGCTAAGCGACTTGCACTCGACATGCGGATCGTACTTCACGTTTAGAAAACCGGGAAGACGCATGATCCTTGGAGGATCTTTGATCTTTGGGTCACTCCCGCACGCAGCGATTAGTCCACGCTGGTATGCAGACCAGACCTCGGGATCAGAGATCGGCTCTTCTAAACGCCAATAGATATGCACGCCGTGTCCGCTATGAACTTCTGCTGTGGGGGTGGGCAACCCTTGGTTGCTGATGATTGTTCTTGCGTAGTCTGCTGATACGTTGTCGAAGTCTACGAACAGGCAACGGAACGTGGCTACATCTTCGGTTGCGCTCCCGCCCTTCCTAGTACGCGGGTTGGCACCGAAGTAGATATTCTGGCCGTCGAGGTTTCGGCTATTGTAGTACGCTAGTTTCTCGTGGATTTCACTGGCCTTGCACCAGTCGCGCTCACCCGATGGGAGCATCCGTACTTCTACCAGATCATCTTGGTTGAATATCGCGGAGATAAACTCCGCGACGATTTCTACGGTTCTCGTCTCTTCCGACATGTTGGGTTAGTCGCCTCCCTGCGTCTGGTACTGCATTGTACAGCACCTACCCAAATCACCTTCGACCTGTTCTAAAACATGTTCATTGATTGTGCATCAGGCAGGGAAGATCAGCCCGCCGATCCATAGACCAACTAGAAGACCAAGCAAAGACGCTAGGATCTTCAGGTCAATGGGAAGACTTCCGATTTCTTTCAGGGGCGCGGCTTCATTCTCTTCATGATCGTAAAAAGTCTTTGGTCATCTCGTTCTAATCGACGCTCGACTAGATTCGTTTTTTCTCTCAACCTGAACAGGTCTTCCTCGATCTTCGTTAGCCTATGACTCATCTTCCAGAAGGTCGCAAATGAACCCGTGACGGCTGCCGAGGCAACGACTGTCAGTATCTCTGCCCAGTCCATGGTTGATTAGTTCGCTGACTTGATCATTCTGAGTAATGCGTCAGACATTTTTGCCTTATTCCGCACACACCAGAGTATACCTTCGTCAACTGTCCTATCGGCAACAATGTGGTAATAGGTACAGGGATTCTCCTGACCTTTTCTATGAATTCTATCTCTCGACTGTTGGTACCTCTCATACGAGAAGTCCATCGAGTAGTAGATGGCGTAACTGGCGGCGGTTAGTGTGATGCCGTGACCAGATGCAGCCGGGTGACAGATCAGCGCGCCTAGTTTCCCCTCTTGGAAATCGCTAATGATCTTCTCGCTGTCCTTAGTACGCCCATCCAAGATCCCGTATTCCTTGCCCATTTCGCTTAGCACCTTGGAGATTGAGTCGATCTCTGCTCGGAAGTGCGCCCAGATAACCACGGGTTCACTCCCCAGTTCCTCCAGTATGCGCATCAACTCAGTCAGTTTTGGCTGGCCGTTCGTTAGAAGGGTGTGATCTCCCTCGTAGTAGAACCCACCTGACAACTGCCGCATCTTCATGACCTTTGCCTGCCCTGCCGGGGATAGAATCTCGCCGTTCATTTCTGCGGCCAGTCCAGCGTAGGTCATTTCATACGTGGCCCTGTCCTTAGTATCAAGGTCAACAACTCTAATGATGTCGGTTTGTGGCGGCAGATCCAGAGCATCCTTCTTAGACAGGCTCCAAGAGTGTGCCCCTAGTTTCTCGCTAAACTCTTCCTGCCTGTCTTTGCGGGGGATGTATCCGACGATGACATCCCGGCCATTGATGGGCCTAGTCTGCTTATAGAAGAACCGGGCAGCGAAGCCGTAGAAACTCCTACCGAATACCTCCATGCCAATGGCCCTCATCTGTGTGAAGTATTCCGTTGGACAGTTAGGCGCAGGAGTACCAGACAGGAGGTAGACGCTCTTCATTTCATCAGCGAACTCTATCGCTGCGGCTGTTCTCTTGGCCTTATGGCTCTTTATCATGCTCGATTCGTCCAAAATCAGACGCTCGACCCCTACCTCTCGCAGTTCTTTCACGTGATTTTTGAACAAATCTATGTTGATTACGAGGATATCTGCGTCACTTCTGATCAGTTCAAGCCTCTTCTTCTTGTTGCTTGCCCAACAGCAGACGATGTTCAAGTGCGGAAAGAACCTCTCCGCATCTGCTATCCACGCTGCCTTCATGACAGACTTGGGACACACAACCACCGTCTTCATAGGCTGGTCATCTATGATCGCCAGTGATCCGGCGGTCTTGCCTAGTCCCGGCTGTAGCCAGAACCCATAGCGTGGACGCTCCCGCGCTATCTCCATCATCCTGATCTGGTGTTCCATTAGTTTCATTTCTTGCGCCTCTTGTATCCCGCCTTATTCTTGGAGATGCGAGACTTAGATCGATCCTTGACCGTTCCACTGTGCGTGTGCGGTGAAATTGACGTGGTGATGACATCTTTCGCACAGACGTAAGAATTCACGAGTTTTCTCATTGAAACATACGAGTGCAAGGCAAAGTGTGATAGAGGTATTCATGCGTCACCTCCCGTAGCCTTGGCGATTGCACGGTCTATGATTACGCGCAGTGGCAATTCCTCCCCGTTGAAGTCTCTAACCACTAACAAGGAAGGATATAGATATGACAGTTCAGTACGGGGCATGTGCAGCCCGTCCATTATTTGAAGTGCGGCCAGCATGTCGGGGGCTGCTGCAATCAGTTGCTGGTTCATCCACTTTGTCTCCCAGCATTTTATTGTGCGCCCAAGGTTCTTCCCCTTGGCAATTCGCGCTATAAACGTAGGTTCCTCGCGTGTTCCAGTGAATACCGCCCCGGCGAAGGCATTCCACGGTCCCGGTGTGTGTTGAGTAGTCATATCTATATCCTTCCTTGTTAGTGGTTAGAGACTGAGGTAGACGTACACGCCGCCGGATGCGGTCCGGGCGGTCCAGTAGCCACCCTCCAGATCACGTGCATATGCGGCGTGGTCGAAGTAGCACCGTATGGACTCGGGCATCTGATCGAGATACCCGCAATCATCCGCATGGTCATAGGCGAAATCTTCAATGCTGTTCCACTCGCCTTGGTACGCCTCCTCGAAGGCTTCCACATTGTCGGCGGTGTCATTGCCATACGAACCGTGTGAAGGGATTCGGGTGTAGGCATGTTGCGCCTTCCTTTCAAATAAAAACCCGGCCACCATCAGCGTTGCTTGGGGGAAGCATTGCTGATTAGGTGGCCGGGGCACGCCTCCGGGTAAAAAAGAGGTGATATTAGAACGGCAAATCGTCGTCCGTTGCTGCCGCTGCCACTCTTCCGACAACAGCGTTGGGATCTCCCAACCTGTTGTACCAAGAGATGGCCGCTTCCATGTGGTCACTCGTGGCATCGCCAGCAGGCCGTGGCACAGGGATTAGTGCTGACCCTTCGGCAAACTTCTTGTCACGGATCTCCATGATGTAAGCACCCGGAGATGTAGTCTCTCCATCCTTGACAGCAGCCTGACGAGCAGCCTCCATTCTCATGAGTGCCTGACCAGACTTGATGCTGGTCTTCTTGAAGGAGAGGATCACGGGAACCGTGTGTCCCTCAAACAGGACAACCCAGTTCACGTGCTTGATCGCAGCGTAACCCACGCCCTTCCGTCCAGTACCCCAAACAAGATCTGCGTCTGGCACATCTTCTTTGTTCATGGTGCGGTACTCGATGCCTGAGCCTGCGCCTCCTTCTGCGTACTTGATCCACTCGTTGTACCCGAAGATTGGAACCATCTTCACGTCCTCGATAGCAACAGCCGCTCCTGTACTTGAGTAGACCCACGTGCCACGCTTGTGGTCGCCGTGCATCTCTGTTTCCATGGCGGTTCCTTGGATGAGCGACAGCCGATCAAGGCTGAAGTCTTCCTGCTCTGCGTTTAGCATGGAGCCAAACCCTGCTGGCCCCGTGGAGGGTGCCAGTGTTGTGTCTTCTTTCTTCGTAATGCTTTTCTCTGTCATTGTTCTAAGTCCTTCGTGTCAGAATCTTTGTTATTGGTGTGAGGGTCAACCCCTTTGGTAAAGCCCCACCGCTTTGGACATGCTCTCGGATCTTCCCACTTGATACACGCCTCTGGATGAAGTCGTATCGTCCAGACTCAGCGCACCACTTGAAGATTTCCTCGAACTGTTCCGGGTCGTAGTCTGCCACCAACTCTTCTTTCCGTGTGATTGACAGTCCCACTTCCGTGTTCTTGATTGTATCAACGCCGGAGGCTTCCATGTGTCGCTCTATCTCCCTGTTGATAGTTTCCTTCTCCTGTTTCAAGAGTGACAGCCGGGCGTTTAGATCCTCGATCATGTCGAGTACCTCCCGCAACTTTTTGATGTTGTCACCCACTCTGATCGTTGTCATATTGATCCTTCCTTAGAGATTCCCCCCGCCCTTCCACCGAGAGTGCGAGACATCACGCCGAAGATGCGGCGGATTTGATCCGTCAAAAGCACACCGGATTCCAGACGGGGGGAGATCATAGTCATACTCTAAATCCTGCCGCCCTTAGTATCTTCTTGGCTGTCGAGGTCAAGTAGATCTGTGATTGCGGCTTCCACGGTTCGTATCTGATTAGTCCCACCTTCGCCATTCGCCTGATAGTTCTTCGCACGCTCCTGTTTTCCAAGAGTCCAGAGAGAATCACATCTCTCTTAGTCGGGTTCTCTGAACACAGGAGCATTTGCTTTGCCGTATGAATGGCGGTCGGTGTGCTTAGTACACGTATCCTTTCTACTGCTGTCGCTAGTTCGTTGATCCGATCAAAGGTCGGGGTCTGCTTCTCTTGTTCCATATTTACCCAGTGATCTTAGTTCTAGGGCTGTTAGTTGGTCGAACCTCGGGTCGCTACCCCCGAACTTATACTTCACCCGGCTCGTCTTCTCCTCCACTTCGGAAGCGTCCAAGATAGCCGGAGTCGGGAGAGTCTTCCTCGGGATTTTCTCGTCGCTGATCTGGAGTGGCCTCACTTGAGTCGATGTAATGTTGTATTCTTTCAATCGCTTTGAGAGTGTATCTGTGTAGTTCTTCAACGCACGCTCTATCGTCCGGCATGATTCGATCCTCCATTTCTCGCCCTTCCCTTGAGTCGGGCTTTCTAACCAGAGCAATGCCCACTCTAACGCTTGGACCTTCCACAGTAGTTTGGTCAGGTTCTTACGTACAGACTTGAGGCTGCGTCTGCGTTCTCGCATCTGCTTGAGCATAGGCTTCCCTGCTTATATCGGTAACGATGATTAGTCTGCTCCAGAAGAGCAGCACAAAGCAGGCGGTGTTCGCCATTAGCACCAACCTGCTTTGCACCGCACGCTCTTCCACTCATCCCTCTCTAGGCGATTTCTTACCCCAACGGGTTCTCACAGCATCTGCCGCCTTGAACCCTTCCATTCCTCCGGTTACAGGGGCAATCGAATCGAGTACCTCTTCGGTATCGGTTTTCAATGTTGGCCTGCCCCTTTTGACATCACCCTTGGACCCGTTCCTATAGACGTACCCAGTGTAGGTTCCATCTACTTCACGGTCATGGCGGTAGGACATATGCAAATCATGCTTGCTAAGCATGTTGTAGTTGCTGACTAAGATGCGAACGTAGTCGCTCCTAGATCGCTTCATGGGACTAATCTCTATGTGAGATTCCTTCTCACTGGTAAGTTTCTTATCGATAAGGTCGAAGAGTTGCCCCCTAAGACCAAGACGTACCAGCCCGAACGTGGGCTGGCCCTTTTTTACCTTGAACTGTAGTTCATTCATTGTTCCAGTCTCCTTGCTGCATGTAGTCACTGATACCTCTAAGGAGGTTTTCCTCCACCGCATCGATACTCTTGATGCGAACATTCTCATCATCACAATCTGGAAGACCCTCGTTAGTCACATCTACGAAGTTGTTACCGTCATTTAGCACTTCTAGGTATGGGACATGCACAAGGATCTTGGTTCCAGTGTCGTTATCTCGAAGAACAAATCCAACGCGGACCTGTTCTTCACCTTTCATTTTGCCACTGGCGAACGTGAATCCCTCCACTACACAGTCGTGTAGAGAAGAAACAGCACAGCCAGCGTCTAGCATCTTCTCCCGTTCATCGCTTGAGGCTTTCTGGAAGAACGGGTAGTCTTCCAAAACCCTTTCCATTTTGTCTCTGTCAATCATCATCTACCCCCTCAAGTATTGATTCGTACGCAGAACCCCATGTCTGGTCGGTCATCACAGACAGTGTGGTAACGTCTTGTAGGAACTGCTTCGGATTGCTCCATTTCTCAGCGATCTCCTCGCTTTTCATACGGATACGCTGCATCTTTCCTATGAATATCAGGAAGCACGCCGCAGTTTCGTCATCTGAATATGGCGGTGGTCCCATCGGTTCATGTACGAAGTCAGCAAACTCCATCATCTTGTCTTTGCCCAACTCGAACATGTCGTCAACGTCTTCGGACTCGGACAGTCTCCCGGCTTGCTTGCCCACCATGACGGCGGCTTCAGCAAGGCATCCGGCTACGCTTTCCATCACCTTTACATATACGTTCTGTGATTTTTCGTCTTCTGCATCAAACATTTTTAACCCTTTCATTTTTCATTACCACCCTACCCCCTCTCTTCATTCTGAAGAGAGAGAGGGTAGGGTGTATGGCTACCATAGCCACTCTATACCGCCTGTCAAACTATTCACCATGCAACTCTCTTATAACCCGCACTAAGACTGCTCTCGATACTTCAAGTAGTCGCTTCTCAAGTACCAAGTCTCCGCTTTTGTATGCTAACACTGCTAACTCCTGCATGGTTTTGTACAAATCATCGGTCTTGGCAACCGCGATTATGTGTTCCTTCTTTATATCGGACCACGATTTTTCATCCACAATCTTCATGGATACACGCTCACCGCTCCACAAGAGCAGCCTACGAATGTCACCTATGCTTTTCTTATCGTCCCAATACAGGCGATTGACTAGAAGTTCCTCTTCTTTTAGTACGGATAACTTCTTACGGCCCATCGGTGTAGTCCTCGTTTAGGGAATACACCTCGAACCGTGGCTCTTTTAGCATGTTTGGGATCTCTTTCCTGACATTCTCGGGGACGCTTAGAGTCTCCCCCTCATCATCGATGCAACCCATTACCAAGACATCACCATGTATTGGGTTAGTGAAGGCGGGCCACTTGTCGTTCCTTAGTAGCCATAAGCAGGCAGGCATATTGATCGGCAGTTCATTGATAAGCCCCTCCTCATTGATGTACACGGATACACTGTGCTTCATTTCATCTATAGAGAGGGCCTCTATTAGTCCACCGACACACTTTTGCATGTCTTCTAAGCCGTTTATCTCTACGTCCTCCACTTTTCCTGACGTTTGAATCCATATTCCATGCTTCATACTGGGTACTCCTTAGTTTCAAAAAATCTAGTGGGCAGGTATCTCTTCGCTGACCTGCCACCCTTGGTTACATCCATGTACTCTATAAGCAGGGGAGTACCTATGCTCCCCTGCTTAGTCCATTGCTTACGAAGAACCGTAAGAGCCTTGCTTTTGGGGTACGTTTTCTCGGTAAACGCCTCAATCGCATGGTCCCTAGCGTGGATCTTCGCTTCACTCACTGTCATCGTCGGTATCTTCACCGATAATCTCCAGTGTATAGGCATTCGAAGCCTCGATCACAGCAGCAGTACGCTCATCTAACTCACCACTCTTCAACCTTATTCTGCCAGCCGTTATACGGGGTTTCCCGTCTGGACGGCTAGGGTCTGGATGGGACACCTTTTCCAAGATGAATGGCGAGAGATAATCTGGAGTGGTAGCCCACACGCCGCCAACCTTTAGTGAATCCATTATTCCATCGAACCAATCCACCCACTCGGAGGCATCGAACCCATTCACAACCACACCACTTGTGATTTCATGACGAGGTTGGCCGATGCTTGCTGAGGCTGAGTATCCAGTCTCAATCTTCTTTGTGATCCTTGCCTGAAGATCACGTGCCTCAAATCCACGGCCTATCATCTCACTAGGCTCGATCTCTAGTTGACCCGCTATCGCCCTTAGTGCCGATAGCCCGTAGATAGAGTTCTCTATGCTGTCCACCTCGTTGCCATCGGGATCAAACAGCGCACCCTTTTGACCGTCTGTTTCCTTGGTGTTGTGGATTGTTTCTGAAAGCGAAACGAATGCACCTAGTTCTGCACCCGTTTCCTTGGCAGCATGCTCTGCTCCAAAGATGCCATGACCATTACACATGTTCACGAATGAGACTAACTGTTCCTTAGTAAGGGGAACCTTGGCCTCGCCAATATAAATATCACTCATTGTCCTCATCCTTCTTTTACAGCCTGTAGGAGACTGTCTCCTACCCTTAGAACCGTTGATATATTCACGCCCTTATCATCTACATGATCCACGATCCACTGTTCGCACTCCGCAGTGTCCCCTAGATACTCTGGTACACGTAGAATCTTGCACCCCTCAATGGAGTCCCATGTCTCGCCGTCACTTAGTACGACCACCATTTCGTCACTCATCCGAATCACCTGCACTAACCAGTTCACCCGTTGAACTATCTTCCGTCACCAATGCGGTACTGGCTACGTTGCTAAGACCCCTTAGCAGTGTTGGCAAGACTGACCGCGAGATTGCTGCTCGGAAAGAATCAGATTGCATCTGCTCATCTAGAAGAGTGGATAGAGCGTTCTTCGTTATCAACTCGATCTCTGCCTTGGCACAAGTACGAATAATCGACCTGATATTCTCGCTGATCTGCTCTTCGACTGCCTCTGAACACATATCAGCAGCCTTGTCTTCAGTCATAACATCTGAACCGAAGTGATTATCGATAGTCTCCGTGATGAGAGTCTCGATCCGACACTCCATCTCATCGAACATCTCGTCTGAATCGACATCGAAATATACATCGACACAAGTATCAATATTTACACTGTCACCTACATGCATCATTCATCTCCTAAAAGTTCCTTGAGTGAATCAACACCGACCTTGTTTAGCACGTTGCTTTTCATGTGTTCGGCGTACTCTTCATCTGTCTCTGCATAATCTGCTGCTGCCTTGAATACATCATTACCTAACTCTGAGGCATCGCTAGAATCCAGCGTCCACTCACCATAATCCCTAATAATCCCCAACAGTTTTGTGTAACACCCATGTGGAGTGGGGTCGCCGGGTCCAATCTGGTTTCCCTCACTGTCGTGAGTAAGGTCGTATACCAGTCCTGTTAGTGCTGCGGCAGCAACACTCTTTCTAGGGAGACATTCGAGCAATCTCCCTAGATCGACGATTTCTTGGTCCTCACGCAACTCAAGTGGCGTGCTAACCAACTTGTTTAGACCTTGCATGATTACCTTCCCAAGCAGGAAGGCACCACGATTTGATCTCATTAGGTCCATGTTTTCTTCGTGTGTCCATTTCATTTCTTTGATCCTTGTTTTCGGTCTACCACCCCTACCCCCTCTCTTCATTCTGAAGAGAGAGGGGGTAGGGGTGTATTGTCGCCATCTTTGTCACTCATAGTGCCTTCGGGAAAGCCACGCATCATGTCACGCGCTTCCCCCTTTAGGTTGGGATGTTCAACGATATCGGGAGCCACCTTTCTTGCTTGACGCACTCCAGCGAACATCGGGAACAGATTGTCCCGTAGATACTCCATATCTGAGATGTTTGATTGCTCCCGCATTGCCTCTTGTTCCTCGTTTAGTTTGTCAATAGCCAAGCATAGTGCTTGTCCTATGATGAACTGTCCACGCATACCCCGTGCAAACTCTGCTGCTTCTTCTGACATATCATCCCCTTTCTAA